ATTTTGCTTGACATTTATTTCCAAATGAAATATAATATAAACATCAAATGAATACAGAAACCGCCGTGAAGATGCGGCGGAGCTAGTGCAACTAGAATGTCGTGAGAAATGCCGTCACTTGTGCGTGGCAGAATACGGCTTATCAAATACGACCGCTTGTAAACAGCAACGTGGAGAGATGCACGGCTAGCATTTAGAAAATTTAAGGAGAAGGAAAAAGATGAAAAATAAAATAAAAAAATATCGGCTAAAGAAAAAGCTAACTCAAGCAGAGTTAGCTAAAAAAATTGGTAAATCGCAAATCTGTATTTCTCTATACGAAACAGGTCGGCGTAAGCCAGATATTTATGTAGCCGTAAAAATTGCCAAGGCGTTGGAAACAACACTTGATAGTATTTTTTTATAACTTACGTTTCAAAATGAAATATAAAAAATAGTTTTTGAAATATAAAGGAGGGTTTATGAGTAAAAAAATAGCCACCATAAAACGACATTGGAAGTCGCTATGGTGGCAAAACAAAGTGTCTATTGTATGTATCATCGTTTCCATTATCTGTATAATACTAATTTACTAAGGATAGGACAATTGTTGCTATCCCGGTAACAGCTGCTATGGCAGAAGGTGATTATATCAGAAAGAGAGGATTTATGAACGAATTAAAGATTTTTAAGAACTCACAGTTTGGTACAATCCGAACACTTAGTATTAACAATGAACCATGGTTTGTTGGTAAGGATGTCACTAGTATTTTAGGATATACCAACGCTAGTAAGGCATTAGCAGACCACGTAGACGATGAAGATAAACTCAATAACGATTCGTTACTGAGTTTAGGACAGCGTGGTGGTTGGCTTATCAACGAATCCGGCTTATACAGCCTTATCCTTTCAAGTAAGCTCCCCAAAGCAAAAGAATTTAAACGCTGGGTAACGAGCGAAGTCCTGCCGTCAATCCGCAAACACGGGGCATACATGACAGATGATGTTCTTGAAAGAACAATTACTGATCCCGATTTTATGATAAAGCTGCTCACGAAAATGAAAGAGGAAAAGAAAGCAAGAGAAATAGCAGAACAGCAGGTGAAGGAACTCACGCCAAAAGGCATTTTTGCCGACGCCGTTAATTCATCAGAAACGTCAATTCTTGTTGGTGAGCTTGCAAAGCTGTTAAAACAAAATGGTGTAAATATGGGACGTAATCGTTTATTCGACTGGATGAAGAATAACGGCTATCTCATTAAGAGTGGCAGTGAACGCAACATGCCGACACAAAAGAGTATGGAAATGAAACTACTCGAAATTAAAGAGCGGAATGTTGCAAATCCTGACGGCTCAATCAAGATAGTAAAAACGCCAAAGGTTACAGGAAAGGGACAGATTTATTTTATCAATAAGTTGTTAGCAAAAGAGGTGTAAACATGGACGATAAATTAAAATTAGCGATTGAAATTGCAGATAAATGCAGAAAACAATTGGCAGGCCTTGGATTTCACCCTTTTATTATTGTCACAGACGGTAAGCCATGTGCAACGAGTTTTATAACGTCCACTATTGAAGGTGCTTTCGACAAAAGCGAAATTATGGAAATGCTTGTAAGAAACATCATCATCACTGAAAAAAACGGCACAGAGCAAGGGACAAAAGAAGTCCTTGAAGTGCTGACGGATATTATTGAAAATATCCAAGAAATAAAAAGGCAATGTGATGAAAGCATAGGGAAGGAGTAATAAATGAAAATAACCGTCGAGCAAGCCAGCAAACTTTTAGGCATTAGTAAACAGTGCTTGAGAGTGGCTATGCAAAGAAAAAACCTTCCTATCGGATTTGAGCAGTTGTCCGATGGGAAGGCAAAACGGCGGTATTACTACATATCGCCGAAAATGTTGGCTAATTATATTGGCATTAGTATTGAAGAATTGAAAGAGAGGTTAGCGTAATGATCGCGAACCGGATTAACAAGAACCACGAATTAGCTCAATTAGAGCATATTCGTAAAGCAAGAGAAAACTTGCGAATCGCCTTGGAAGCTGAACGAGCTGTAAAAAAGGCAGAAAAAAAAGAAGCCATAAAAGCCTTCTTGGAAGGGCTGATTGTAGCTGTATTATGTGCCGCCTGCTTCATTATGGCGGGTGCTTTGTAATATGAGAAAAGCCGCACAGCGAATATAAGAGAGGTGGTGAAAAGATGAAAGCTATAGAAATCCGTGACCATGTGCCGGAAGGGAATCGGCATGATCGCAAGCTTTTCAAGCGGATTGCCAGTGCGATTGTATTCACCCTGGCCCTTGCCACGGCTTGTGGCATCGGCTGGTACGCAGGCGCGAAGCTGGCCTATGAGCAGAAAGCGGCGGGAATCTCCAAAGTCCACTACGTGGAAGAAGGGGAAACCCTATGGGACATAGCCGCCGGGCTGGCTGGCGATGAGCAGGACGTAAGAGAAGTGGTATACGACCTGCAAAAACTGAACGGGATTGCTCCCGACGCTGACCTCAAAGTTGGCCAGAAGATTGTAATAGCAAAGTAGACCTTGCGACGGTTACGCAAGGCCTACGAGGCTAGATGTATTAAATTGATTGCCTTAATTATAAGGCAGAAAGTTGAGGAAGTCAATGAGAGCAAGAGATATTTCCGATTGGGGCCGTAAACCTTGGCCATTTGAAACGCATTACGAATTGCTAAGCCCCCTGTCGCGCAGTGTATCCCATGAACTGGCAGATACCTGCCTAAAGATTGGAACATTGCTAAAGGAAAAGTTTCCCGACAACGACGACATTACCTATGAAGCCGACGCGCTTATTTCAGCCGCGGAAACCTTTGAAGGCAACTGTTGTTTCCCGGAACTGACGGATGAATTATCCGACAACTTAAAGTTCGTTTCCGTCCATATCGACAATTTAAAGCAAATTGATGAGGTTGATTTATCTGACTTCATTGATGACTTGACAGAAAAATTGCAGGACGGCAAAGACGCTGTTCTGTTTGATCGTAGTCGTTGGTTCAACGACACGAAGAAAGGAGCATAAAATGGCAAGCTTGTATGAAATTAATACCGCTATCCTTAATTGCGTAGAAGTCGAACCGGGTACGACGGTCAACATGGAAACAGGGGAAATCATCGACCTGGAAAAACTTTCCCTGCTGAAAATGGAACGTAGCGAAAAAATCCGAAACATTGCCTTATGGATTAAGAACTTGAAGGCCGACGCAAAGGCCCTCAAGGAAGAAAAAGAAGCCTTCTACAAGCGGCAGAAGGCGGCAGAAAACAAGGCCGCACAGCTGGAAAGCTACCTTGCCAACGTCCTCGACGGCGAAAAGGTCAAGGAAACGGAATTCTCCATCGGCTGGCGGAAGAGCAAGGCCGTCACGATTACGGACGAAAAGAAGCTGCCGGAAGCCTTCTTGATTGCACAGCCTCCGAAAGTCGACAAGACGGCCATCGGGAAAGCCTTGAAAGGCGGGGAAGACGTTCCGGGTGCTGAACTCGAAGAACGGGTAAACATTCAGATCAAGTGAGGTGCTAGTCATGGAAAAGACAATTTACAAGAAACTCATGGCTGTACAGTCGGAGTTGAAAGCGCCGAAAGGCCAGTACAACAAATTCGGCGGTTACAGTTACCGCTCGTGTGAAGATATCCTTGAAGCCGTAAAGCCCTTGTTAAGCAATCATGGGCTGGTGTTGACCATCGCGGATGAAATCAAAACCGTTGGCGACCGTTTTTATGTACAGGCAGAAGCCCGATTGATTGACGCCGACAACGGCGACGAAATCAAGACTAGTGCTTATGCCCGTGAAGCACTGGCCCGCAAGGGCATGGACGACAGCCAGGTGACAGGTAGCGCGTCAAGCTACGCCCGCAAGTACGCCTTGAACGGTCTGTTCTGTATCGACGATAACAAGGACGCCGATACATGGAATAATGCACTTCAGAGCCGTTCTAACGCGCGTAATGATAGTCCCAAGGGTAATTACACCAAAGCAGGACGACAGGCCGAAAAAACCGCGTCTAGCTCGTCTCAGACGCAAAAAAAGCCTACATCTGTTGACGACTATTACCAGCTCGTCATTGACTGGGCTAGAGCAAACGAGGCCGTCATGTTCATCGGGCCGTTGCTCAAAGAAAAATTCAACAAGGGGCATTTCAAAGAATTGTCCCTTGCAGAGGCCAAGGCCTTCTACGAAAACGTAGGCAAATTAGTCAATGCGGCGAAGGCCAAAGACGACGCTGCACTGATGGAAGGCGTATAGCATGAAATTCCATGTGAAGGGTGTGCAGGTGCTCAAAGGGAACAGCGGCTATATGCTGCTGATTCCCGCACCGCTCACCGAAGATTTGAATAATATCAAAGTGGATGGCGATTACTCCATTGAGATTAAGCGCCATTCAGAAAAACGCTCATTGAACGCTAACTCCTACTGCTGGGTATTGTGCCAACGGATAGCCGAAAAATTATCCAGCGACGGCCAATATGTCAGCAAAGAAGAAGTGTATCGCGGTGCCATCCAAGATTCTCAAGGATTTACCCCGATATGCGTCCAGAAGAAGCTGGCGGCCAGCGTGTGCCGGGACTGGCGTCACAACGGTATTGGATGGATTGCCATTGATACCGGGGCCAGCAAGGTCAAGGGCTGTACCGTCCTGCACTTATACGCCGGCTCAAGCGTATATGACACGCACGACATGAGCCGACTGATTGACTGCCTTGTCGATGAGGCCCGTCAGATTGGCGCGAACGTCGAGGACCGGGAATGGGTCCAGACGCTCATTGATGATTGGAGGCCCGAACAAGATGATTGACTTATACCCTCGCAAATGTAATATATGCGGCGGTCCTGTCCGACTCGTCGACAATAGCCGGGTATACTCCCCGGAATATGCCAGTCTTCACCCCGGAAAGGTGTATCTGTGCCAGCGATGCGGGGCATACGTCGGGTTGCATCCTCACTCGCATCGGGCGCTGGGGATTCTGGCAAGCCGGAAAATGAGGCGAGCCAGGATGTACTGTCATGATTTGTTTGATAGCTTCTGGCAAGGGCGGCGCCACGCCCACCGCAAACGGGTACGGGCTTACACCGAACTGGCCAGGCGGCTAGGAATTCCCGTAGAAGAATGTCACTTCGGGTGGATGACCGTTCCAGAAATGCGGGTTGCCTACCGGCACTTGCTGGACATGAAGAAGGAGGGCTGGCGATGAATAGACGTAAACGTCGTGACGACGCGCTATACCGAAAGAACCGCCTTCCGGCTTATGAACGGGCTGGCGGCGTATGTGAGAACTGTGGCGCACCGGCTGCGGAAATACATCACATTACATTCCGGTCCCACTGCGGGACGAGCGATTTAGATAACCTCATCGTATTGTGCCGGGACTGTCATGAAAAGGCACACGGTCCCGACGCAAAAGCGATGAGAGAAAGTTTTAGGGAGATAAGAAGAAATGGAAAGGAAATTTAAAGGCATATGGATTCCTGCCGAACTATGGAACTCAAAAGGACTTAGTTTGCAAGAGAAATGCTTGATAGCCGCGATTGATAGCTTCACTGAGTTCTGGATGAGCAATAAAGCCATTGGAGAGTTTCTAGGGGTATCCAAGGACCGTGCAAAACAAATCGTCGCCAAGATGAAGGATGGCGGAATTATCAACGTTGAAACGACCAGGGATGCAGAAACAAAACAAATTCTCAAGCGGACTATCACCGTATCAAACGATTTTAAGCGAAAAATATTTGAAGCATCATTAAATAAAAAAGTTGATGATTACCCTAGTGGGGTAGAAAATTCCCCCAGGGGTGGGGTAGAAAATTCCCCCAGGGGTGGGGTAGAAAACTACCCAGAGAGTAATAAATCTTTTTATAACAAATCTTCTTTAGATAATAAGGGGGATAAACCCCCAGCGCTCCCCCAGGTATCTAAAAAGAGCAAACGGTTTGTAAAGCCTACCTTGGATGACGTTCAAGCGTACTGCCAAGAACGTCAGAACAATGTAGATCCGGAAAGCTTCGTCGACTTCTACGAAAGCAAAGGTTGGAAGGTTGGCAACCAGCCCATGAAGGACTGGGAGGCAGCTGTACGGACGTGGGAACGACGGGACAACAACCGTCCGCGGTATAAGACCCGCGACGAACGGCTGCGGGAAGATGACGCACGGAGAGAAAGGATGTGTAAAGAATATGACGAGCAACACAGCCAATCAAGTTTTGAAGATATTAAGAGGCTCTTATCCAAATGACGCCTGGAAGCTGAGTGGCCAGAATGGCGATGAATTTATTGGCGCGATGATGCTCCAACTTGAACGCTACAGCGACGGTGACGTCCTGCGGGCCGTTGGCCGTGTGATTGACAGCGCCGACACTATGCCGAGCGTGACGATGATCAAGAAAGAAGTTAAGCGGAAAATCAACGCCGTGCCGGACTACCAGGCACTACCGGAAGCGCCGGTCAACGAAGCCGGGCGCAAGCGCATCCACGACATGATAAGCGGCCTTAGAAGCCAATGGAAGCGGCCGGACAAGGAAAAGAAACCGCCGTCGCTGGATGACGTGCCGAAAGACGTCATCGAATTCGCCCGCCGGGCCGTTCCAGGAATCCCGGACGAACTGATTATCAAGAACATCCCCGCCTTCAAAGATGGGATGTCCTGTAACATGCGCATGGGCAACGAATACATGCGCTTTTGGCTAGACCCGAACACAGGACTTGTAAGCATGACCATTGTCATGAAGAGAGGAGTAGCGAAATGAAGACATGTATGATGTGCAGCAAGGAATTCAACCAGGACTATAGATCACAGAAATTGTGCAAGGAATGTCTGGACAAATTCACGAAGCGCTACTGGGACTGGAACGAATACCGAAAGCAGGGCCATACACGGCGACCGACCTGTATCGTGTGCGATAAGCCGTTGACAAGCGGATTCAGCGTATGCCCGGATTGCCGGGAAGCATGGAAACATATTTACTACGAAATCACGCGTCCCAAAACATTGATACAAGCAAGAAAACGGATGGCACGCAACCGGCATCAACAGCCTGGGCTTGAAACTCAGTTACAACCAACAAAGTTGGATGACGATATCACGGCCGCCCGCAAAGCGGGAATGTCGTACGGCATTTACATGGCAAGAAAGAAGGGACTGGTACGATGAACGCTATCAGCCGGGCGCTGGCAAGGCGTGACAGGGCGCGTACAGAGTTACGACGTGAAGCCGGGGCCGAAAGCGGTACGGACTGGGCAACGACATTGCTGTTTAGCTGCCTTCACGACAAGTACGGGTTCGGCCGCAACCGGTTCGCCGCGATGGACGACATGTGGACGCACCTCGACGAATTCCAGGAAGGTTTCATTTTCGACTGGCGCGATGAATTGTGTGAACATGGATTCGACCGTTTCCTAAACGAACGTATCGCCGAAAGGATGCAGAAAATGATAACCGGCCGGACGCGCGATCTGAAACTCATGGCGAAGACACGCGACATGATAGCCGGAGTAGCCATCGTCATATTCTGGACGCTGTACACGAAATACAAATGGCGTGACAAACGTCTCAAAGATTTGCAGAACTACTACAAAGACAAAGTCCACGTACTGACTCACAACGAAGTGCCCATATGGGAGTTCATGAAATGCCTCAATGTAGAGTGCAACATAGATTACCCGGCACTGAAAGCGTATGAGAAACAGAACGGACCAGTCGATATATACCACGGCAACCGTGGAGAAAGGAATAAATAACATGAATATTGACAAGAAATCAACGCTTTGTGCGCTATTGGTGGAACAGAAAAAAGAATTATGTGAATATTATTGCCACCATGAAAAGCTCGACGACTGTTGCATAATGCGTCGCCCGTGTGGCAGCTCCAACATTGCCCCGGACGATATAGACTGGTGCCCGGCTACCTGGAATCATGGAGACGCCTGCATGATAGAACAGCTGGTTATTGAATTGTTTGGTTGCTAAATACGAGAGGGATAACAGGAGGAAATCAAAATGAAGAAATTACAGGTAACTATCGAACTCATCGAAGAAATGTTGGGGACAGCGAACAGCGACCCGAAGATTCATGAAGAATTCATCGCGTCGAAAGCGCCGGACGCCGCCAGCCGGGAAGAAGAAGTCGAAGCGCTGGGAGTGGAAGCCGTCGTCGAAAAGGGCAAGACGATTTTCCCGAAGGAAGACGGCAAACCGTTTGTCTACTCGTATCAAATCCGCGGGTTCTTCAAAGCGGCCGCCGGATTCTTGTAGCGTTGCAAAGGCGAAAAATTCGCCGCCCACACGAATAAAATCAAGGCTTACAAGAAAGTCATCGACGGCTGTATATTTGTCGAACCGCGGAAAATCATGATTGAAATGCCGAAAGGCGCTGAAATCGGTGACTGCCAGCGGCCGTTGAGAGCGCAGACCGCACAGGGCGAACGCGTGGCACTGGCAAACAGTGAAAGCGTACCGGAAGGCAGCCGAATGACATTTACAATCGAAATCGACAACGAAGCCTATACGGACGCCGTCCTGGAATGGCTGGCCCATGGTAGTAAAAACGGGCTGGGACAGTGGCGGAACTCCGGCAAAGGACGGTTCAAGATTGTTGACATCAAAGAAATCAAGGATGCGGAAAGCGAAGTCGACCGTATCAAGAAAATGCTGAAAGGCTAAGGCCGACAGCAAGCGAAGAGAAGCAAAGGCACAGTTTTGTGTGGTTGTGTGATGCAAAGGCACGGTACTGTTCCGCGGTGTGACGTGGCGTAACGGCATAGCTCTGTATAGTTGAGTGAAGGCATGGCACGGTGCTGCGAAGGCGAGGCCTCGAATAGTATCGTAACAGCAGCGCAATGTGGCGCAACGCAAAGGCAAAGTAGCGTCGCGCAGGGTGCAGTAGCGCCCAGCAAGGCAAAGGCCGTGTATAGCCAAGAAATGTGACGGCAGAGCAAGGCCTGGTTGAGTACAGCAGCGGCATAGCATCGTAGCATTGAGCAAGGGCAAAGTAAGGTTACGCGGTGGTATGGCAATACATAGCGCTGTGAGGGCGATGAAAGGCAACACCACGTAATGGAAAAGCAGGGTATAGTCACGTAAAGGAAAAGTAAAGTTAAGTAAAGTTTGGCGAGGCGGAGGCATAGCATTGTAACGTTTGGCATAGCACAGCCAGGGCAATGCATGGCAATGACTTGTCATGAACGTGTTGCAATGGAATGGCAATGCATAGTGGTGTTTCGCAGGGTAAAGGCGTGGTAGCGTGACGCAATGGCTAGGTACAGCCTTGTGCCGTCCGGCCATGGATACGCATAGTAGTGCAGTGTGGTGTAAAGGCATTGTTAAGCAGTGCTGATTATAGCCATGGTATGGCGACGCAACGTTTGGCCTGGTAACGGCCAACATCATAAAAAAAGGAGTGACAGACAATGAACACAATCACAGTAATCGGCAACATTGGCAAGGACCCGGAAAGCCGGGTCACTGCCAAAGGGACGCCCGTCGTGACGTTTTCGGTAGCGGATAACAAGAAGCTGCCGGGGACGAGCGGCAAGAGCAAGGAAGACTGGACAAGTCAATGGTGGTACTGCACCGCATTTAAGGAGCTGGCGGAAGCCATTGTCCAGGATGTCAAGCGCGGCGATCGCGTAGAAGTGACAGGCAAAATAGATATGCATGAATACACCGCTAAGGACGGTACACAGAAAGTAGCATATAACTTGCTTGTCAATCGCATTGCGAAGGTTGTACGGCCAATGAGGACCAATAACGGCGGTTTTAACAGCATGGGTAGCGAAGTCGCCGATGAAGAAATCCCATTCTAGAGAGGAGCAATCAAAATGAAAAACATCACAAAAAAACAGTTTATCGACACGGTAGCACAGCGTAGCGGCAAGACAAAAGGCACTTGCGCCCGTATCGTGGACGAAATGTTGGGGACTATCGCAGACCTCGTAGCGCAGGACTGCAAGATTACCTTTGTCGGGTTCGGTTCATTTGAAAAGAAATACGTAGCGCCCCGCACAACACGCAACCCCCAGACCGGGGAAATGATGGAAACGACTGGCCATAACAGCATGAAATTCAAGGCCGGAAGTATCTTGAAAGAACGGCTTAATCAGTAAGCGGTGATGCAATGTGACACGCTGCTATTACTGTCATAAGAAACTCACGGGCTACCGGCACTATGTGGTGACGGTAGACGGGAAACTCATGCCGGTATGTGCAGATGATCGGGAATGTCGGCCACGGGCGATAAAGTGCCACGGGCCGCGACCCGGCGTCGCACACCAGGCAAGGAACAAAGTGTTAGAAAGGAACAAGCATAAATGATGGACATTAAAATCAAGAAAATCCTCGACAATTACAGCAAAGACGACGTGAAACTGCCGCTCATCACGGAAGGAAACGCTTGCTATGACTTTTACGCGCCCGCGAAATTCGTCATCTATCCCGGCGAACACGGCGTCAAGATTCCGTCGGGGCTGGCGTTTGAAATCCCGGAAGGCTACTGCATGATGCTCTTCATGCGCTCCAGCTACGGCGCAAAGCGGGAACTGCTTTAGGAAATATAAAGAAGCGCAAGCGAATGCAGGCATAATGATGAAACGGCTGATAAGAGCCAGGAATCTATTGAGGAAGTTGCGTGATGAATAACAGGATCTCTTGGGAGGAAATAAAATGAAAAAAGAAGATATTTTAGTTGGTAATGATGTTTACTTTATCGCTGGCGACGGTAAATTATATCCATGTCGTGTAATTGCGTATGATTCAGAAGACACAGATATACCTTTTCTAGTGTCTTTCGGCAGCAACTTGGACAGTGCCCCAGACGATGTTGGGTGGAGAATATCGAAAAGCGACATAAGCGAAGAAGATGGTGTGGGAGAAGATGTCGTACATAAGCATCATGGCGAGTTAGCGAAATGGGCTAGATTAGATGAGTTACTATGGCCACGGCTCGTCAAACTGGAAGATTGCAGTATGAAAACTAAGGATGCATATCCGGAAACGTACTGGTTGGAAGAAAATGCACATGATGCCGTCAATCATCCGTCACACTACTGCCGAGACGGTATAGAATGCATTGATGTAATTAAGGCTACAACTAAAGGCCTGAGTGCATTTGATGCCTTCTGTCAGGGCAATGCAATGAAATATTTATTCAGATGGCAGTTTAAAAACGGTGCGGAAGATTTAAAAAAAGCACGGTGGTATATAGATAAATTATTAGAACAATGGGACGGGCAAGTAAACAACAAAGGAGATTAGACATGTGTTTCAAGTATACACTAGGCAGTTTATTCGATGGATTAGGCGGTTGGCAAATAGCTGCAATGCGAGCAGGAATACAGCCGATATGGTCAAGCGAAATAGAAAAATTTACGTGTGCTTTAACTAAAGTTAGATTTCCAGATACGGAACAACTCGGAGATATTACTAAAATCGACGGCGGAACAATTCCGCCAGTCGATATAGTAACAATGGGAAGCCCGTGCCAAGATTTAAGTATAGCAGGAAGGAGAGAGGGACTTGCAGGAAAAAGAAGTGGGTTGTTTTTACGAGCAACAGAATTTATTCGACAAATGCGAGAAAGATACCACGAATGGTATCCCAAAATCGTTATTTGGGAAAACGTACTGGGGGCATTTTCAACCAATCGAGGGGCTGATTTTCAAGCCGTGCTCGAATCGTTCACAGAAACCCATATTCCAATGCCTAGAGGTGGGCGATGGGCAAACGCAGGAATGGTTAGAAGCAACAAGTGTAACATCGTGTGGAGAACATTGGACGCCCAGTATTGGGGAGTCCCCCAGCGTCGTCGTAGAATCTTCCTTGTTGTCGATTATACAAGAGGATGCACCGAAGAAATATTATTTAAGCCCGAAAGCTTGTCTTGGGATATTGAACAGAGCAAAGAGCAAAGGGAAAGAATTGCCGATAGAACTTGTAAAGGGTTTGGAGGTTCAGTCGCGTATTGTATAAGAAATTCAATTATAAACCGAAAACAAGAAAATGGTGGTAATGGATTGGGCATTAGTAAAGAAATTTCTTATACACTTGATACAACCGGAGCGTATGCTGTAGCTGTAATTGCCGACAAAGATGATAATCAGAGAGTGTTTGATATGTCATATAGAGCTAACGTTATTAGGGAACAAAAAGGTGATGAATGTTTTGAAAAAGCAGTGCCATTTGACATGACGCATGCAAACGACGTTATCAGAGAAAACCGTGGCAGCATTCATACGCTGCAGGCACGCATGGGAACCGGCGGGAATCAGATACCACTTATCTATGCAAGACCTTCATATGCAGATTTAAAGCAAGATGAAACTGCCGTTACATTAAGAGCAAGCGGCGGTTCCAATGGCGGTGGAAGCGAAAATCTTGTCGCTGATAAATTGTTAAGGAAATTAACTCCGCTGGAATGTGAGCGCCTACAGGGGCTTCCGGATAATTGGACGTTAATAGATGACAAGTCGTGCAGCGACAGCGCCAGATACAAAGCAATCGGAAATGGCATGGCTCAACCGTGCGCGGATTTTGTAATGAAAAGAGTGTGCGAATTTTTACAGAATAGCTAGAAAGAGGTGAGCAAATGGTTTATAAATTTATCATACATGGACGACCGATGACTAAGAAAAACAGCATGACCAAGACCCGCTATGGACTCATCCAGTCCAAGCAGTACCGTGATTATGAAAAAATGGCCCTGTGCCAGCTGATGATCCAGAAGCCGAGAAACTTCCGTACGATTGCTTGCGCGGTCCGGATGAATGTCGAATACTATATGCCGGACCGCAGGGGCTGGCCTGATTTGTTCGGGCTGGTCCAGGCGACGGCCGACATTTTAGAGAAAGCCGGCATCGTAGAAGACGACGGCTATATCGCCGATGTGGCCTACAGCTGCATCGCAGGCGTCGATCCGGTATGGCCACGCGCTGAAATCAAGGTCATCCCCATTCCGGACGACAAGCTCAACGAACTGCATCCCAAGCTCAGAAAGAGGTGTATCGAATGACTCATTTTCTAAGCTGCCTATGCGGCAGTTAACTACAGGAAACGCAGCGGGGCGACGGCGGTTTTGGAAGCATTGGGAAATTTTAAGGAGAATAAATGAAGATAATAAAAGACACAGTGATTCTATTGCTTTTAATCATGTTTTTAATCATGTATTGTATGTGCGTAACGATACTGCATATTAAATATATAAATGGGGCATGCGTTTTGGACACAATTATGTGGCTGATGATGGTGGTTACTATTTTACTTTGTATTTTACATCATAAAGTAAAATGGTTTGCAATTCAAGTTGGCAAGAAGATATTTTTTTACAATTTAAAAAAAAGGAGTGGCAGCAACATGAGAGATAACAGCATAAATTGGTATGCGCCCAGTAAAATAAAAGTTAGCCGCTTATCGCAAGAAGAAATTGACGCATATAAAGAGCGGAAAGCAAAACGGCAGAAAGAAAAGTTAAAGGAAGAGCTGGCTAAACAAAAGATTATGAAGCTTGATTTGTATGATTATGAAAATAAGCGTGCTAAAAAGACTATGAAAAGGATAAAAAGGTGGTAGATTATGGAAATAAAAGGGCAACGTACTAAAAATGACAGAAAACGGCGAAAGCTGGAACTGATGTTTTATCGCGAAAAACAAATCATGCGAGCAGTAAAAGAAGCTAGAGAAGATACCGGCGGTGGACATACAGGCGGCAACGGGGCACATGCTTTGGTATCAGACCCGACAGCGATACAGGGCATTAAAGCGGCTAGTGAGCTAAAAATGGTCGTACTGGACGATGGAATAGCCGTGGAAAAGCCGGAAAGATGGCTGCGTGTGATACATAACACGTATAAATTAAGCGATGGAATCACGAAGATGATATTGATTAAACGGTTTCGTGAATCCAAGCCAATGTCTGTAATAGCAGATGAAGCCGGGATAAGCGAACGGCGGGCTTATGACATAAAAGACGATGTATTCAATGGATTTATCGAAACAGCAGCGGCGCAAGAAGGGTTGCTAAGAGTATATTAAACAGAAAAAAGCACGAGCAGGAATTTCATCCTACCCGTGCTTTTTTTATGATTTATATGCTAGAAACCACATGAGCTTTCGCCTAATATATCATTAAACTCTATTTTTTTCTTCTTCCTGCTGCCCGTGCGGCAATTCTATCTAATTCGGCCACAATCAGCCGTTCTGCCCATTCTGGGCATTCTCTTTGTCCGCCTTCCCAATTTTCTATAGTACGTACTGGGATGCCCATTGCTCTATGCATATCCGGTCGTGACAAACCGTAGCCGGGGCCATGGCTGTTAGCTGTTTAATAAAATAATATCATATTATGTAACAAGACCCTGGTCACGTGCGTGGCCGGGGCTATTTTTTTTGTTGCAAATTTTGCAAGATGTGCTATACCATAAGCAAGTCTTGGCCGGTAAATTACCGGACCATGTGGATTGAAATTGTAATGTTGATTAGTAAGATACTGATCAAGCAAAAAAGGCTTGTTTACCACATTGGTAAACAAGCCTTTTTGCTATGGAAATTTATTTAAGCCATTCTGCGACGCCTAATTTGGCTGTCCGCTGGGGCCGTTCGTCGCGGTGGTCAATCCACCACGAGGCACTGGCATGGCCGCCGTACCAGGCCAGGCATTTATCTGCCTGTTCGCCGGGATGACGGGCCAGCCATTCACGAGCGGCCGCCATCTTTTCCTTGCGGATACTTTCAGCCCACCGGATTTGCTTTTCGCTACCAGTAAGGGCCGGAAGTCCGTCCGCTTTAGCCTGTTTAGCTGCGGTTGCGGCTTCTTCCTGCCGGGCCTTTTTGTAGCAGTCGGGGCAGACTGCATAATTTTCGTACCAGGCAATCTTTTTTTCTCTTTCGGCTGCCGTGCCGTAGATCTGGACGGCACCAACATGGCCACACGAATACGTTACTTCATACTTCATAATAATCCCTCCTGTTGTCATTATACCATGCTACCATGGAAAACTATCTTCCTTAAAAAACGACTGTTACTGTACGGCCAGTGTAGCCGCGCAGCTCCCAAAACGCCTTTTCCAGGCTGTCAAGCATCACATGGCAAATAGGGGTATCCCCTTCTACCCATGTGACCCGCCACGGATACGGGCTGTCATTCGTGGCGGGGCTGAGGCAGACGTCGTCAAAGTAGAGAGCCTGGAGCGGTTGAGCAAGGATGTTTCTCCAAGCGTCATCCACTGCCTTCCGTTGCGCCTTATATGCGGCGAGGTCTTTCAAATTGGCCTTCATGGCCGGGATTGTGTAAGTCATGGTATCCATCCTTTCTAGGGGCCTTTCGACCCCCAACAATCAAGCTAATACACGTTCCAGCGCATGTGTTAGTGTTGATAACGTTTCACGGTCCAACATGGTTGAAATGGTCTTACCGCCGCGACATAAGTTGTACCATACTTTCGGGTTATCTTCCCCGATTTCCAGGCAATAGGTAACGTAAAATTCGTTGCCGCCGACAGCTTTGTTGAGCAAGTACGGCATAATTTCTCCGAACCGGAATGTCATGTTTGCCAGTGCTGCCTTCATGCGGCTTGCCAGTTCTTTTTTATCCGTTGCCGTGATGATCGGGCGGCTGATAGTGCCTACTTTCTGATAAACGGCGATTGTATGCGTTTCCCAGCCGACAGTCAACGGTTCCGGCAACGCCGCGATGTAATAGCGATACCCCGTAACATTTTTGATTAAATTGAGTTCGTTCATTTCTTCCATTGTAAGTTTCATGATTCATACTCCCTTCCATGTATCCGGGAGCCTTGCGGCCCCCGTACAACTACTATCTAGCTATCTAGCAATTTTCCAGATTAATGCGCTACGGCGTTTGATTAATTCGTCGCGCTGGGCTTTGACTGCATAATACCGCGGTTTTTCACTTTCGCCATCGTCTTCTACTTTGAAAGTTTTAACTATTTCATGCATCTTTGTGCCAAGGGCGTCAATTTCGGCGTCAAGGTAGCTGATTTGGTACCTGATGGAATCATGTTCCGCCAAATCTGTGACGTAGTTAATTACCATTTGTGCTTCCACGGAGTCCAATCCCTGGATGCGAAGCAGTTCGCTTAGAACTGCTACATTAGCTCTGTAATTAATGTAACAGTTTTCAGAATCGGACGAACCAGGTTCAGCTAACCGCCATTCGCGGTAGTTGTACTTTAACGATTCCATTTCATTTGAGATTCTTTCTTGTAATTCCTTTGCGTTGATGATGTACGCGTTCTTTAACATTGTCATGATGTTTTCTCCTTTCTATAACTGCATTTCCTTTGTTGTCTACATAATATCACGAGTTTAAGCACTTGTCAACAGTAAAAATAGAGTTATTTAAAAAGTTTAAAAAGTTATTGACTTTTTAAAGGTAGTTATATATACTATAGATAACAGAAAGGAGTGCATAGAATGACAAAAGAAGAATTTAAGATAATGTGGAAAAAGTGGCTTGTCGAGATTGGCAAGTCGGAAACGGAGCTTTGTAAAGAACAGGGTCTCAAACAGCAGACTTTCAATGCAAAGACTAGGAACGCAACTATCAAATATATCGAATTAGACGATATTGTTAGCCGATATGGTTACACAATAGAAATCAGAAAGAGGTAGGAGGGAAGTATCATGAAGCTGTATCACGGGAGTTATGACAAATTATCTGATATGACAGTCCGGGCCGGTAGCATGTTCAACGGCATGTTCTTTTCAGATGAAAAAGAACATGCGTTCGGGCCGGGAGCTGAACCACGCTATTATTACAGCGTAGATATTAACGACGATGAAATTGCAGACGTTAACGAACTTGCGTACGAAGATTCTTCCGTGGGAGCAGCTCGTGATCTATGGGGCGATGATGCCGATACGATGATTGATATTGTATGCGACGAAGTAGCACCGTGGGAAGCGGACGAAGAACAGAGTGAAGTTATAAATCGCCTGTTTCCGGGATTAGAAGGATGGGAAATGTCGTATGAACTCCAGCGACAGGCAAGCCTGCTGGCTGAAAAAATGGGATATAAAGCAGTATCCCTACATGACGAACACGGAACGTCTTATATCGTCTGCCCTGGCGCTATAATGAAAGAAGAATAATCATGAGTAAAGTAAGAAAAAATATCGTTGGAAAGCGCTACGGAAGACTTATAGTGACGAAAGAGCTGGGGCACGGCTACGTCATGTGTCACTGCGATTGTGGCAAGGATAAAAAGATCAGAAAGTGGTTGCTCATGCAAGGTGGCATCCATTCTTGTGGATGTTTACGCAAAGAAGCAGCACCAAAACGGTCAGATGTTCGCTTGCTGTCGAAAAACGGCACGAATCTGAGCATACTTGCTAGCAAGAAAACAAGAAGTAGCAACACGTCTGGCGTACGCGGCGTGCATTGGGATAAGTCTCGATGTAAGTGGATCGGGGGCGTAAAAATAAAGGGCGTTGATAAAAAGAAGCGCTTTGAAAAATTTGAAGATGCAGTTGAATACAGAAAAATGCTTGAAGAACTGTACGTCGAACCACTTATTGAAAAGTATCAGCTCAAGAAACAGTCAACCATACCGGACAAAGAGTTGAGAGATGCACGTGAGAAAGCATGTGTGACCCGTCAGACGGTGCATGATCGTACGGGACTGTCGATTGTATCACTACAACGGTGGGAGAACGGATGGCAACATCCAACAGTAGAAGCACGCAATCTCTTGTTGTTCTGGTATCGGTCCGGGTGCCCGGTTCTGCCAGCAATAGGAGTAGCAGACGATAAGCCAGATGGCGATTACTTGATACGTCTCGAACAATTTAAAGAGGAGAATGAAAATGCTGGACAGTAGAAAAAAAGCAAATCAAAAATGGCTCAAAGCGAACTACGAGTCTATCACGATACGTGTCCCCAAGGGGACTAAAGATAAAATAAAGGCATGGGCAGCCGCCCGCAACATAAGCATGGCGTCTTATATTCAAGAAGCGTGCAAAGAAAAATCGGAAAAAAGCTGAAAAAGCCCTTGACGCGTTGTACTGTATGTAGTACAATAATAAAGAGTTAAAACTATCATATTGCCGCAACAAGAACGGCGGCGATATGATATAATAATAGTGTGAAAAATTAAAGAACTCCAAAGGCACCTGCAAAAGGGTGTCTTTTTGCTATCAAAGAAAGGGACGCATCTATGGTTATTGTACAAGTATTGACAGATAGCAGCTTAACACGTGGTATATATGATGATGCATGTGCTATATATGTGTGCAATCGGGCGTCTAACAGTCTGGGGAAAGCGGCTGTAGACGGTATCGTATATATGCTAAATCACGGCTTGACTACTAACGGCATTAGATACGCACGTGATGGACGGGATATCACACACATGATAGTAAGCAATATCAACGCAACAAGCAATCTATTGATAGAGTCAGCAGTAAAAAGTATAGAGCTTGTATGCAAAAAGTATCAATGCAAGTACAAGATACAATACATAGATAAAGACGACAAAACAAACGTTCTTTTCTGATTAGAAATAAATCGTAGGTATAATTACATGCGATGACGAAATAAAACGGCTTAAAACGGCAAATATGATGAGAATAAATGTTCGATAGGTGGTGATACTCATGGGAAGACCGTCAATGGCAGACAAGTGGATAAAAGGCGATGGATTGATAAAAGTCCGTGGATGGGCTAGGGACGGACTGACCAATGAACAAATCGCACACAATATCGGAATAAATGTCAAAACGCTGTATGATTGGCAAAATAAATATAGTGATTTTTGTAACGCCTTAAAAGACACGAAAGACATAGTGGATAGGCAGGTCGAAAACGCTTTATATAAGAGCGCATGTGGATTTATCGGTGATGATGGCAAGTATTATCCGCCGAGCACGACAGCACAGATATTTTGGCTAAAGAATCGTAAGCGGCTTGAATGGCGTGACAAGATAGAGCAGGAAATAACTGGGGCTGACGGTGGCGCAATCAAGGTGCAGAGTATGACTGATGAGCAGATAGATAAGCGTATTGCAGAGTTGAAAAGCAAGTTGAAAGAATAAATATGCAGTAATGTATCGTAAAATACGGGGCTGATAGCATGAATACCACAAAAACAATGAATAAAACCGAAAAAGAGGAACTTATGGCGTTGTTGGAGTGGAAATTGTGGAAAGAAAATCCGACGGCGTGGATACAAGATTGCTGCTATACGGTCAATGAAGCGAAGCACGGAGCAGTAGAGAGATTCCCGAAGCTAGACTATCTTGCAAGAGTTGATGAGATTATACAGCATGCACAAGTAGCGGCATTCCCGAAAAGTCGACGCATGATGATGACCTGGCGGTGTTTGGCGAACCTTTTATACTATGCAATGTTCGGGAAAAACTTATCTATATTTGTGCAGTCAAAGAAGTATGATGATAGCGCGTACCTACTAGGTGATAGCCGATTGTTGTTTTTATACGAGCATTTGCCGAAAAATCATGCATGGCCGCAAATTGAGCGTAAAACACGGTCTAAAATGGGCTATGATTACGTTAAATTCGACAATGGCGTAGAATTTAGAGCTGTTGCCGAGGGGGCTGACCAGCTGCGACAATATACAGCATCTATTGTGTATTGTACGGAAATGGCGTTTTGGGATTTTGCACAAGCAACCTGGAACTCATTGCGACCGACGATTGAAGGCGGCGGGAAGATATTTATTGACTCATCAGCGAATCCAGGCTTTTTCTGTCAGTTAGTTACTGGACAGCTAAACGAAGATGAACCGGAAGAAGAACAGGAGCCACACGACCCACTGATAGGTGTACATGAATACAAGCGGAATGGCGTACATGTAGCACGGATACACTATACTGCCGACCCGTCAAAACGCTCGGAAGAATGGAAAGAACGGGAAAAGAAAGGGACCACAACGGAAGGCTGGGAACGAGAATATGAAATCAACTGGACTGTATCAGCTGATCCGAAATATTACCCGGAATTCAATTATAATCTCAATGTAGCGCACGAGCAGCTTAAGCCGATTGAAGGACGACCACTGATATTGGGATTTGACTACGGATTAACGCCGGCAACAGTTGTCGCACAGACGACTGCTAAAGGACAATTACTGATACTCAAAGAATTGCAGTCATGGGATTGCGGAATGTTGGCACATGGACGAGTTGTTACTAATGAGCTATCGACGTTTTACAGCGGCTATGACTACACATGCATTGGCGACCCGGCGGGCAATCAGCGTGCACAATCAGACGAAAGCACGGCTAATCAGATACTCTATAGAGAGTATGGATTGTCAGTTGAACCGGGTGAATTATCGCAAACAGGAAGAAGCGAAGCAATCAGGTATTTTTTAACGACGCTCACCCCGGACGGCAAACCACTCTTACTACTAGACCCACGGTGTCAAATGCTGATAGAAGCGTTTACCGGTGGGTATCATCGTAAAGTAGTCGGCAGTCGCACACTTGATGAGCCGGATAAAAACGAATACTCACATCTTATGGACTGCCTGGCATATATATGCGCCAAGTTGTACCGGGAAAAGGATATGAGTGCAAAGATTTGGAAACAGCGTACCGCTGGCAAAATGCGGAAGTACGCTCATATGTAGATAATAAGCACATTGGCGGCGTTAGTTACATGAGCTTTTCTCATATTGTATGTAAATTCCGACGCGTTGAGTACAACGCCATCGTGCTTACTATACCATTCCGGGTATGTACGAGTGCCCGGAACACCTCCTTTCTAATATATACTTAAAAACTTGGGTAACGGTTCCGTATCGGATGCGGTTTTACGTGCCCGGTTCATGGCGAGTTAATTTAACGGTCAAAATGCACGACTTATAATCGTGTCTTGCCGGTTCGAATCCAGCACTTGCCACCACATAGACGTACCAATACAACGGTCGTCTTTTTTTATTTTACGAAAAATAGAGGATGCTATGGACGATAACATGACGAGTAGTCTTGCACAACAAGCCGGCTTATTTGGCAGAGCGGAACCGCAGATTGATATATCCAATTGGCTGATGCAGCAGGCAGAGCCGGAAGAAGAGCCGGTATCACTCGATAATCTCAAGCAAGATGAGATTGATAAGATTATGACAGCGGTCAAGAACGGTCGTGAGATAGCCAAAACATACTACGAAGGTACCGTGGAACCGGAATTAATAGAGCGCCAAAAGCTACGCAGAGCAGATAAATTGCTATACAAGAAGAAATTCCCGAATCTTACGGAATATAGTAAATTCGTATCCATGGATTTCAATAATACGGTCGAGTGGATAAAGCCGTCGCTTGTAGAGGTTTTTATCGGTACAGAATCGCCGGTAACGATTGCCGGTGCGAATATACAGAACGATGATACAGCGACTAAGATGCAGCAGCTTGTAGAGTATCAGCTCACACGGAAAAATAGCTATACATCTATGGTGCATGACGTGATAGATGATGCATTAAGCGTCAATATCGGCGTGTGCAAGGCATGGTGGAAACGTGAAGAAAAGCGTGATAGATACAAGATGATGTTTGACGTGGCGGATATGCAAACAGCTATGATGCTTACTCAAGCGTCAATGAGCGGCGAGATAGAAATACAGTCTATTAAGCCGCTAAAGGATGCGACGGATTTATACGAAGTGCAGTTTGATAGAGTGCAAGTCACAGCTAATTATCCGGTAGTTGAGTATGTGCCGCCGTCTGAGTTGAGATATACACCGGAAGGGAGCAGTTTACAAGAATGCAAGTTCGTTGCTCATCGCAAGATTGTAAAAGGCGATTATCTCAAGCGTAAAGAGCAGGAAGGAATATATCAGAATGTCGATGAAGCGTTGGAGCATACAGGCGATGCTAATTACACTGATGACGATGTATATCACAACGAAACGCTGAATAAAGGAAAGATGAAGACGGATGACGGCGACGACGCAAGTAAAGACATAGAGCTGTATGAATGCTATGTAGATGTCGATTACAACAACGACGGCATATACGAGCATTTGATTGTGCATTGCGTTGGCGATACGGCATTATCGATACAGACTAATGAGTTTAATATCGCACCGTTCTTCTCAATTCCAGGTATTCGTGACAGCCGAAAGATATTCTCTGATAGGTCACTGGCAGAAGAAATAGAAGGGCTACAAGATATAAAGACAGCTCTTGTAAAGCAGCTGATTATAAATGTGGCTAAAACCAACGACCAGCAGAAGTTTATCGACTACGAAAAAATTGCGGATGCAGACGCAATGTTATCCGGCGATGAATACGTAGCATGTAAGGGCGACCCAAACGCAGCTATATTCATACCGCCGCAGGCACCGGTATCGCCACTCACTATGGATTTAATCAACTATGCTGAAACAGAAATCCAAAATCGCAGCGGCTCGACAAAGTATAATCAAGGGCTTGATGCGGACTCGTTAAACAAGACGGCAACGGGGATTACAGCAATCATGGGGGCTGCGGATAAGCGTATTAAGCTAATGGCGCGGCTCATAGCGGAAAACTGGACGATACCAATGGTCCGCTTTATTATCCTGCTCAATAAAAAATACGGCGAACCAATACAGACGTTTAGATATAAAGGCACAGAGGTATCAATCAATAACAATGACCTTGACATAGACTATGACTTTGTTATCAACGTCGGCAATGGAGCAGGCACGAAAGAAGCACGTATTCAGTCTTATATGCTGCTGTTGTCTAATGTATACCCGATATTAGCACAGGTTGGAGTAGCAACTCCCAAATCATATTATGCAGCAGGTACCGCTTTACTGGAAGAAATGGGATTGAAGAATACACAGGAAATCCTGCTTGACCCGGATAGCAAAGAAGCCAAGGCACAACAGGCACAACAGGCACAACAGGCACAACAGGCACAACAACAGGCAATGGCTGTACAGCAAGCAGCACAGCAGGCACAAATGGCACTTAAACAGGCTGATATACAAGGCAAGATAGCTGTTAAAGCAACTCCGTCTATTAGTGCTGATATTAAAGACTTGCCGGTTGACGCACAGACTGAAATTATCAATAAGGCTACGGCAGGGAATACTAAGCAACAGGATGTAGCTATGAAAGAGGTATTAAACCATGCATGAGATAGAGCGATTAAGAGAAGAATACGAAAAAGACAGCAAGAATCAGAAGAAAAGGCAGCGGTATTTAGCAGCTATTATCAGCCGTGGTGATAGAGCTAAAGATCTGCTGTTTTTTATGTCCGAATTATTGCGTAGTGAAGAAAGAAGTACACTGAAAAAAATGCTTGATAATGATGATGCATACAAAGCACAGCTAGATTATCAAGCCACAGTAAAGCTATACAACTACATCAACACTATTGTAAACATAGCAAGTATGAAAAAGAAGAAAGCAGAAGGGAGTAACACGGATGAGTGATTTTAAACTTGATTTACAGCTATTTGCTGATAGCGAACCTGGCTCGACCGCCACCGAAATGATGGCGGCACCAACAGATACAACACCGACTACTACGCAGGAACCGACAACAACGACGGAACCGGCAAGCGAGCCGACACATACAGAACCTGCTAATGAGCCAAAAGACGGCGATATAATGCTTGTCACTGACCCAAGAACAGGGCGTAAAACGATTGTCACTAAAGAGCCCGAGGAACCACAGCGGGAAGAGCCACCTGCTACACAGCCTACAGCACAGCAGCCGGAAGGGCAACAGGAACCCCCGCAGGAAGAACCACCAAAACCACAGGAACCTCTTATTCAGACTGGTGCATATACGCTTGATGAATTGAATGACGCTATTCGGCAGAACACGGTAAACGAAAGCCGTATTCCTGACGAATATAAATTCCAGTATCAGCAGTATAGACAGCAGCAAACACAGCGGCAGGCACAATATCGAGCACAGCAGCAACAGATGCAGGAACAAGCACAAAAAACGGCGATTGAACAGCAGCGGAAACTGTATGCAGATATTGATGAAGCAGCAAAGAAAAAGGCCATGCAGGATTTAGGTATTACAGCTGATGACCTGAGTTTGTCTGAATATTCCGATGATGAGGAAACTAAGAAAAAAGTACAGGAATATACAACCGCTGTTGCGTGGAATAGACAGACGCTTATTAATGCGATGCAGCAACAGCAGATGCAGAAGCAGATGCAGCAAAGCCAGCAGCAGGCTATTTATAAGAGCATTACAGACTTTGCAGCAGACAAGCAGCTGAATGAACCACATTTCGCTGAAATTAATCAGCTATTGAGCATCCATTATCAAGAATTGCCGTACAAAGAAGCGGCAACTATTGCAAGTGCTATCAATGCATTAAACCAAGGTAACATCACTGAGCAGCAATGCAAAGTGTTGGAACAATATTATAACGACACACGCACTTATTTTTATGGAAAGCAAAACGACTTGACGAAACAGCCAAAGAAAATTCCAGTCCCGAATGTAGAAAAGCCAGGTATGGGGGCACAGACTAAACCGAAAGCCGTTGACTTTACCAAGATGCGGGGTATGGGCGACCGTGAACGCAGAGCGTTTATGAGTCGCTATTTTAGTAATTAGCACAAAGGAGATTTAATACATGGCAGATGTAACACGTAATCTTGGCCCGTCCAAGAATCAATCTTATACTTATGACGCTGTCGGGCATGCAGAAGATATTAGCCCGATTCTTACGAATATCGACCCGGAAGAAACGCTTTTCTATTCTAAATTCGGCAATACCAAACCAGCTACAGAGTTACATTTTTCTTGGATGACAAAAGGATTATCGCCAGCACAGGATAACGCATATAAAGAAATGGAAACCTACACGTTTAAGCCGTCCGGTTCCATTCAAGGCATGTCTAACAATATCCAGTTCTTTAAAAAGAGCGGTATGATTACAGACGCACAGCAGAAAGTAGCTAAGGTGTATAAAAACGAACACGGTAGTGAAATTGCTGATATGAAATATGATGCTTATGTAGGTTTGGCCAAAGATATTGAATACATGCTTGTCAACAGCGAAAAGAAAGTAGATGGCAGTTCTACAGTAGCACCTCGTAGCGGCGGCGTACCGTTTTTTATGAAACGAGATTTAATTGATGTAACAGTGAGTGGCACAGACGGTACAGTTACAACAACCACAGAATCAAACCTGAAAACTGGCGATATTGCATATTTCATTGCTGATACCATCCCCACAGGCATGAAAGAAGGTCTATATTACTATGTACGCGTGGATGATAGCAATACGAAGAAACTCACATTGTTTGATACACAGAAAGGCGCAGTTGAAAACATTGCGTCTTTACAGGTTAAAGCTACTACGGCAGGCACTAATGTAAAATTAGTTACTAACAATGTTGTATCGCTGGCTGGTAAAAATACCTTTACACTGGACGACATTAACACTGTTATGGAAATGGCGTTCAAACGTGGCGGGAAACCAACGGAAGCATACATGTCTAGCGGTAAATTCAAAGAATTTAGCAAAATGGTACTGGCAACCATGACAGCCACACGCAAAGGCACGGATAAAAACGCTAAAGTGTACGAAGTGGCTACATCGTACCAAGGTGCTTTTGGCTTAGTAAATGCGAATATCCATCGTTTGTATCCCGATACTCGTGTAGATATTCTTGATTTGCAGTACTGGGATATGCGGTATTTCACTAAACCGCATGAAGTAACTGGCTTGGATAAAGACGGTTCGTATCAGAAATTCATGCTCGAAGCAGAACTTGGCTTGCAGGGTACACAGCCTAAAGCTTCTTGTTCCATTGTAGATATTAAACGGTAGCAATTTTTATGAGAGGGGTACCGTAGGGGATCCCTCTTTTCTGTTAAGGAAGTGATGCGATGATTACTCAACAGAAACTATATCAAGACGGCGATAAGATATGCCTTAGAAATACTATTAACGTAAAGCCGTACATTGATGCGGCACGGCAGGTCAATGAAATAGATAACGGCGGCTGGTTTGGCGATAAGAACGAACGAATGCAGCTGATGGGCTATATACCTCCTGAATTATGGACAGTTGACCCATGGCTTATCAGTGCAAGAAATGCACAGCGTGAGGGCGATATGCTTCATTATCAGCATTATATAAAGAAATTCTTTGATGTATGGACGCAGTTTAAAGTCAATCACAAGCGCGCCACATGGAATGGATATTCGGCGGTGTTGCTATGATACAAGTCAAAGAATTAATCAATCTTATACGCTACAAGCTTAAAGACAACAACGCCATTACATACAGTGACTACGATATTATGCAAGGCATTAACGAATGTATTCGGTACATTAACCAGTACTATTTGAATACTGATTTCCTCGAAAAGATTAAGCACTATAGACAGGATGATATAAATGCTGCTATTGATGAAGCTAATAAGACGAACGATACCGCCGTAGAGCATGTGCATTTTAGAGATACAGGCGTAGACCTTCCCGACGATTTCATTTCACTAGTGCGTATAGCACGGCAGTGGGACGGTGAGGATTTAGCCCCATGCCCTGCTATTAAACCGCCTAGATTTGATGAATATAAAGTACTGGGCAATAAGATATACGCAGGCGTAAAAGACTTTGACATGCTTTATGTAGCAGCCATAGCAAGCGTTACGGATGCGGACGGCAGTATAGAGCTGCCAGTTACATTCAAGGATGCTCTTGTTAAAATCACAAACATGATATTGGCCAACAATCCCGATACAGATACTATGAGCAGTGCTGTACAGGATATATTATCGTCTATCGTACCGTTGCGCCGATACAGCAACGCCAAAAAGCGCATGCCGTTTATTTGTTAAGGTGGTGATCCCCCATGAAAGCAGAAAAAGCAATCGCAAGAATCAAGCAAGAAACTCATGATATTAGCGATGAGTACTCAACAGAGCGATGCATACAGTTTTTAAATACGGCTATTCAGCAGGTATCTTCATTACTAATAGCGGCTAAATATCCCGTATTGGTAAAGGAAATGACGATGCGAAACGGCGATAGCATACCAAAAAACTACATGAATTTATGCGGCACGTATCCTGTCAAGATGACAGATGGCAAAGCTATTATTACAGATGATGCCTATAAATCAATTACCATTCGTTACTTTGCTACGCCTGACTTGATAGAGTACGAAACGGACGATATGCCGTACACTCATGACGCAATTAATGATATTATCGTGAAAACAGCGGTATTACTAGCACTTAACGAAAACGAATACGATATTACGCAGGACAGTAATATAGTGGAAGCCTTGAAACAGGCCGTATCTTCAGGAATGAGCTGATAGTATGGCGGACGAAAAGAACAATAAGCAAATACTGTATATGCCTGAGTTGCCGACGACGGTAAAAGGTGATGGACGGTATGTATTATCACTTTTGCGTAAATATCTTAAATCAGTCAATGAGCAGGTAAACATAGCTAACGGATTTACCCAAGATGACATAGAAGAAAATAAAAAAGGCGACTTTCCAAGACCTAAAAACTTTACGCTTACATTTGATAGAATGGGCGGCGTTCTGAATTGGGATGCAGTAGACGACGATAAGCTTGCATATTATGAATTGCGCACGAATGACGCCATTGACACGGTAACAGGTTTACTGGAAAAGACAACGGCAATATCGTCTATACAGCTGCCACCCACAGCAAGTGGCAAAATATACCTATATGCAGTAAGCACAGAAGGTAAGGTATCAAATCCAAATACGCTGACATACAATAAGCGTCGTCCTGAAGCTCCTGGCGACATATCACTAACCAAGAATAATGAAGGCACGCTGATTACATTTCTTGAAATACCGACAAACTGTATAGGGGCAAATATCTATGTAGATAAAACCAAGTATATATCTCTTGATAATGTATACTTATACCCAGATAAAAGTATTACAGATGTTGAGATTGCATACTACGACCAATTCGGTGAAGGCGAACGTGCTAAATTCTCTTGCGTTGTACCTAACGTTACAGGATTTTGGGTAGAAAAGAATGGTGCCAACTTATATTTCTACTGGGATTCCGTACCAGTCTATAACGTAACTTATGTGGTTAAGGTGGGAGAAACAAACCGGTGGGAAGAAGGAATAGAAATATTCCGCTCTAAAACAAACAAGCACCGTTATATACGACCAAATCAGAGCGCAAGTTATTTCATGATAAAGGCAATGGATGACCATAATAACTATTCTAACGAATGTGCATGGTACCTGATTGACACAACACTTGAGATTAATAAGAACATTATTCTTAATTTTGACCAAGATAAAGTTGGGTATAACGGCGTAAAAATTAATCTCTATTATGACAGCACTAAACACGGTCTTGTATTAGAAGACAACACATTTATTGGCGAATATCTTATACACATACAGCTTCCACAAAAGATAAAAGCACGCAACTGGATAGATGATAAAATAAGCGGCTTAACAGAAAATACACTACGTGTTATGGATTTAACATTCCCGCTAAACAGTAAAGAAGCGGAACGGTTTCTATTAAATGGGAGTATTGGCGATTTGAATAATGTTTCATTAAAAAAACAAATCGCACGCTATACGGGTAAAAACACGGACTATTTCAATGCATTGACTGATGGAACGACAGCCGCAAAAAACGGAACAGTACTAGATGAGCATAACGTTACATTTGATTATGCACGGTTCGATAAAGGGGCACTGATTACTGATATTACACGGCTTGAATATTCGTGTGATATTCCTGAAACATATTCAATGTGCTTTTGGATGAAGAAAAGCACGCCCTTTGATGACTGCATTATTATAACGTTAAAATCAACCAAAACGGGCAACACACTGTATATTGGCTACGATAAACACTATAAACGCTTCTATGTTAAGGACAACGTTCAAGACAAGATGTTATTTCTAGAGATTGATACGACTGAAAGAGATTGGGTGTTTATTGGTATATCACAATCAGTAAATACACGAATGCTTTTTGTAAAAGAGATAAATTATAATCAAACAAAATATATAAAAGATTCTATTCCGGCATGCGGAACCTTTGATAATTTGTGTTTAAGCCAAAAGGGGGATATAAATGCAGACAAAAGATGATGTAAAAATAAAAGGCGCAATTATTTTAACGGTAAAACATAAAAATGGCAGCGTAGAAACCCGTCGTAAAGACAACCTTATTTTAACTGCTGGGTTCAATTTTATTTGCGACGCTATTGCAAATCCGCAACGACCAGCATTAATGGGATTTACGGCGGTTGGCACGGGAACCACAGCAGTAGCGGCATCGCAAACGGGGTTGGTTTCAGAACTATTAAGAAAGAAAGCTACATATACTCATAGCACAAATAGTAAGGTATTTACATTAACAACAACATTTAACGCCGGAGAAGCAACTGGTGCTATTACAGAAGCTGGCATTTGCAATGCCGAGAGTGGAGGAACATTCTTAGACAGAGTTAATTTTGCGGTAATTAATAAGGCAGAAGACGATACAATGACAACAACATTCCAGTTTGCATTATCGTAAAATGGAACTACATAAAGCGTTCAAGCCATATATACTTAGTGATTTAAACTTCCCATTGTCTGATAATAGGAACAAGAAATTATTAAAAGACTATGGCATATATACGTATAACGCTATAATATCAGAAAACTTGTTTTTTAATGAATTGTATCGTTCGTTGTACCGCCTTTCTAAATTTGAACATATATTTTTTAACGCCAAAAAAACAACATATATAGAGAAACATGTGTTTGATTATTTGCTTGCACGGGAAATATACCACAAAACCTTTTATAGCTCATTAAGTTTTTTTGAAAACATGCAAATCTCAGACAAGTCAATAAAAGAATATTCTCGCATTGATAAAGAAAATATTGATATACATGAATTTGCAAAAAAGTGGCTAGGTGTTAATAAACAAGAGTTGATCCATGTAGTTGAAACATATTGGGATAACATACTTTTCTTTTTACATGTTATTGAAAATATAAAAGCTAGAGACTCAATAGTAAATGCAATACACATAAATAAAACAGAAAATCCTGTATTGTTTAGCGATTCATCTAAAAAAAATATACAGGAATTAAAGAAAGAAAATATTTATTTTGTTGAAAGATATATAAAAAGATGGGATACATCAAAGGCGTTTAGAGAATTTATAAGTATAGATGATAAAGTAAAAAACAATACAAATAAAAAAAGCTTTGAACAAATTGGTATTGTTAGCAAAGAAATGAATCACGCCATACCAACGTTTAACGACCATATTCTAGCCAAAGATACATTTTATCGCAGGGCATCTTTTATTCTTCATTTGAATGATATGTTACACATTCAAGAATTAGTGAAAAAAGATACTAGGAAAAGTATTAAAGAATCCAATATCAGTATATATGACCGATATGTACGTGCAAGCAATGCATACATAGAAGCATTGAGAATGGTTGATGAAGCACAAGACGAAAAATGGTTTAAATCTATGCTCGAATCAATGCCGTACTACGAAGAATTTACAGACTTTTACGTTGGTGATTATGAGTATAAAAAAGCTTGTATACGATTGGTTTTGCAAACAGAAACAACGGATTCTAAGCCGACATTATATGATGTGGCAGCAAATGTGGATATAGACGACACAGATGATAGAGGAACTGCAAATATAACTGATACTACAATGCCAACTAAAATATACTTTAACAAACACTATTATAATGCTCCTGAAGTACAAGTCACTGTAAACAGCGGCGTTGGTAATGAAACAGTAACGCCGTATATAGTTAATACAGATGGTATAGACGGTAGTAAACGGTACTTTGAAGTGGAATTGCGTAACGATTCTAACGAACGAGTTAAAGGGGCAATTTCGTGGATTTCTAAAGGGTGGTGATATAATGCAAGAATTTTCAGCATTAAATATGACAGAAAATGCCGTTACTGCCATACAAAAAATGCAGAAAAGTATAGAAAGCACAGCGTCTAACTTTAGTGGCGTAGCGTTTCCAACTGAAAACTTGCAAATAGGCATGCTATGTATGCGTACTGATTTAAACAATAATATATACAAATTAACCTCTCTTGACCCTGCCACATGGGAGCAAGTTGGGGTTGCATCTGAAACAGCAAGTAAACTGGAAAGTAAAAGAACAATCAAGCTTACTGGAAAAGCGGTGGGAAGCACAACAACAGATTTATCGGGAGATGTATCAATCGAAGTAAAAGCAGTAACTGCTGATACGGCAAAAACTGCCGATAGTGCAACCAATGCCACTAATGCGACTAATGCGACTAATGCTGATAACGCAAAAAAAGCAGTGAGTGCAAAAAACGCTACAAACACTACAAAACTAGACCACGATGTCAATATTAACTTAACTGGTGCGGTAACAGGGAGTGCAACAACTAATTTAGCGGATGGCACACTTAACCTGCAAATGGCGGGAGATGCTAATCAATTTAAAAACATTACGGTCAGTGGTTCACAACAAGGACTTAGATATATAGATGTAGAAACAGAACGTGCAGGAGCTGACATTGATTCAAGCTGGACTGAGGGGAGCGGTAATATATCAACACAATACAGACGGTACGAGTGTGTAGCGAATGAATTCCCGGCAGGAACATATAGCTTGCAAGATATATTACAACGGCTTGTTAATGCGTGTCATAGACACTACGTAAGAGGGATAACGGTAAAAAGTAACTGTAATTGTAAGTGTGACTGTGCATGTTCCAATAACGATGAAGAATAGTATAAAACTAGGAAGAATATGCATACCACTTGGCATAAGGTGTAATTTATTATGTAGATATTGCTATCGAGATATATGCCGAAAAGATATACCTAATAAAGTAAGTAATAAATTTTTATCCTATTTAAAATCACTAGATACTGATAGTTATGCTGTTATATTTAGTGGTGGAGAGCCATTACTTTACATGGATACAATAAAAAAAATCACCAGTATTCTTCCTAAACATATACACAAAAAAGTAATGACAAACGGCTTGCTTCTTACTAAAGAATTGGTGGATTATTTCAATGATAATAATTTCGAGGTACATATATCGCATGATGGGGAACACACAAAAGAATTACGTGGACAAGATGTGTTAGAAAAGAAATTGCATCTTATAAGAGAAATACGATATTTGCGAATTGTATCGGTTATCAGTAATCACAACACGGATGTCATGAAGGTATATAAATATATACAAAACAAGCTGAATAGACCGTTTTATTTCGAAGCAAGCCCAATTATCCCAACTGGTTATAATGATGATTTAATTAATGGATTTGATTACGATACATTTGAAAGAACATTAGCGGAAGTTTTGAGTATACGAAACGAATCACCTTTTGAATGGTATCACAACAAGTCTAGTGGCATGGGATTAAACGTATTATTGGATGGTAGTATTGTTGGAATGAGTACACTTAATAAATATGGTACGGTATGGGATACAGAGAAAACTATTCGCAGTAACTTCTTAGATAAAGAACACAACCATATTAAATATTGTCAGCAGTCTGCGTGTTCCTTAAAAACATGCTATATGAATAAAAGCCTTGCTTGTCAGCACATGTGCAAGATAAATCGTATACGGTACGATATAAAGAATGAGGTGTAAATATGATAAACAGAGTTAACTTGATGATGGGTAACAAATGCAATTTCCATTGCCGTCATTGCATACAAAATGATTCAGTAAAAGACCAATCCTTAACACTGCCTAATAATGAGGTAATAAAGTACATAAAGCGATTAGCAAACATTCGCCCTAAAAATAAAGGGAAGTTAGATGTGCACTTTTGGGGGGGGGAGCCGTTAATGTACATGGAAGTGATACAATGCGTCGTGGAAAAAGTAAATAATGCCGAATACACGATCGTCACTAACGGATTGTTACTGGATGCCCCCATAGTTAACTATTGTAATGAACATGACATAACCGTAGTGCTTAGTAATGACGGCATACATACATCTAAAGTTAGAGGAAAAAACATGCTTGAAAACAAACGGTTTATACAGCTGTTTAAACGCCTAAAAAACAAAGCGGTTGATTCCTGTATTACGTCATATAATCAAGATTATTATGCATTGTGGAATTATATAGAAGCAAAGCTTGGCAAAGATATACCAATATTTCATGAGATGCTTGAATGCACGTGGGATATGCCGAAAGATCTGTATGAGTTTAATTTAGAAAATTATAAAAAGACAATGGATATGATTGTTGATAATGCATATAAAAAGCTTATACATGGAGAAATAGGCAGAGAGTACATGCTAATTTCAGATACGGCAAACCGCATGTGTAAAATTGTTGATAACAAACAAGTAGAAGAATATAAATGTTCTCAGATGCGGAATATGGTAAGTATTGATTTAAAAGGCAATGTGTATGCGTGCCATAATGCATGTAATGTATTGGGAACTGTAAAAGATGATTGGGAAGTATTAAAAGAACGATATAGCAAATACCTTCAAGATAAAACTCTAGATGATTGCAAGTATTGTGAATGGCGTTCGGTGTGTGGTAATGGATGCCCCAATTCATACAATATTTTCCCTGGAAAAGCCATGTCTTGCGAGGTAAAAAAAATATTTATGTCAGCTTGCATGAGCTTTTTAAAGAAACTACAGGATTCGTTAGAAGACGTGGATATGGAGGATAGTTATGATTGTAATTAGGCGACCATTACAAGAAGGAGAAAAAAACAAGGTAGAATACAACGTTGATTTAAACAACGATGGCATTATATTTTCTTTTAGCACCACATATATGGGGCAAGATGTAAAAGACAGTGTATCAATCCCCTTCAACACGTATAAAGATGTAATCCTGCACTTGTCCTTGCAATGGACACATAAAATAGAAACAAGGTTATATCCATTATACGAATTACAATCACGCTACAATGTAATTAGTGAAACCAATAACGACGCTTTAGTTCTTGCACGCATATCCATTAATGAAACTTGTGATGACATAGTAATTTTTTTAAACAGCCCGACGAACTATACTTGTAAAGTAGCTAAAACGATAGACTGCGAACCCAATACATCCAAGTCAAAAATGATGATGATGTATTCGCCGTATTATACAAAAAGAGCGGAACATATTCGCAAAAAATGGGATATGATGGCAAATCTTGATATATACGACACAGTTACATATCTTGAATCACAAGTGGACGCATTAACCAAAATTGCGCTAGGCAATAATAGTGATGACGTTAAAGCGGTATTAACGGCGGCTAATGAACATAGCGTGTTTAATATCAAAAGCAAAGAAAAAATGATTGACGAAATGCATAAAGATAAAGCGAAAATACGTTCGTTGCAAAAGGAGTATTATGACAAAGCGTAAAAAAATTGTACTAAAACTAGGCGGCATGTGTAACTTGCATTGCAAAAATTGTCATTGTATGCCTCTTAAATTTAAGTATAATCCGGACATTATAGACTGGATAAACAATAATAAAATAGAAGTAATTCACCTTGGCGGTGGTGAACCGTTTTTGTATTTTGATTTAATTCAAAAAATAGTGCCTAAATTACATGTAAAACAAATAAACGTAACAACAAACGGAACGCTGCTAACTGATGAAATGATTAAATTTTGCAACAAGTACAATATACGTGTTGCTTTTTCTTATGACGGACAGAACAGCAAACGTGATCCTGTTTTACCTGATTACGAAAGAATAAAGAAGTTAAAAAATATTGGTACATCATCTGTTTTTTACCACGGCAATACCAATATACGGCAGATGGAAAACGACTTACATCGGCTTGGTGAAATTTACGATATAGATTCATGTAAAAGAACCATCACTTTTTTACCTGCTTTTGTTCATCAAACTAAAAATGCACCCAATAGCGATACCACAAAAGAAGATGCTAAAAGTTACATTTTGCAGGTGGGACGTTTATTAGAATTTGGTTTAATGCAGTATGATAAAGAGCAAAAATACTCACTAGGGGCGGCGTTTAATTTTATCCGCCACTATTTAAATCACAAGCCATATACGATTGGGTGCAGATGCTGCAATCCCAATAATGTATCATTGGCGATTGATGGGCGCTTTATACTTTGCCCATATGGAAATGATTTTGTGGGCGATATATATATAGGTGTAAACTGGGCGGCAGTAGAAGACCACATACCAGATAAGTGTAAAAAATGTGCATTACGTCAATATTGTGGTACATCCTGCGCAGCTCAAATTACGGATAATGAATGTTACATTTTCAGATGTTTGTACAGGCATTATAAAAAACTATTGAAAAAGTACAACATAGACGAAAATGACATCCTTAGTTTAGATTTTGATTCATAAAGGAGAAGATTATTATGGAAAAAAAACATGTAAACGTATTCAGTGAAAATGGCGAAGTAACAGCAGTACCTGCATTTGACAGTGCAGAAGAAGAATTGAAACACTATGAAGAAGAACAGAAACGTAAGGAACAGGAAAACAAACATAAAGCACCCGTATTTAGTGAAAACGGCGAATTAGAATAGGTGATTCTATGCAAAACTATCATGATTTGCAAAATACAGAAGCGGCAAATGTATACTTGGATAAAGTCAAAGATAACATACGGACAGTTGCAAGTAATTTTAGCGGCACATCATTTCCTACGGATAATCTACAATCAGGAATGTTGTGTTATCGTACAGATGAAAAGAAACTGTACCAATTAACAAATACATACCCAATTACATGGGAGAGTGTGCAAAGCTCACTCACATTCGATACCACTCCCACAGCCGGTAGCACAAACCCTATTACTAGCGGTGGCGTAAAGAATGAACTTGATAAGTATGCTAAAAAGACGGATGTTCCGGCTGTTACGGTATCAGGTAATACCATTTCTTTTGGCAGTGTCACCATTGGAGTTGATTAAATGGCAAAATATATTAGTGTAACGAGAGCAAACGGAGATTTGGAACTTATTCTTCTTGTAGATACGAAAGAATATGGATATAGCTATTTCCCAGTTTTATGTTCAGATGGAGTTACTCGGTATGCAGTACTTGGGGAAAGTTCTGATGATAATGTATCACATTTATGGATAACTCAAAACGGCGTAAAAAAATATTTTATAAGACAACCAAGTATCACCCCAGCTGTGTACTTAACGATGGGTAAGTATACAGATATGTACGGATTTTCCAATATCGGTTCTTTAAAATTCGGGGCAATCAGCGGCACGTTTACGTACAACAGTAAAACAGTTACCGTCCTAACTTTTGAGTTTTATAACCCGTATGTCGATTTTGTTATGCAAATCGACGGCGAAACAAGTGGAACTTATAATGCAAATGTCACTCTAATAGACCCTGACGCGAATAAAAAGGGAAGTATATATTTTAGTAACATGTACTATCTGGGGTACAGTAAGGCATTTGTTGGAGATAATACACTATACAGCGGCGATTTACATGATTTTTTTTCAGCTAGTAACGTCGGGAAGAAGTATGTAATAAAAGTAGACATTGCAAAACAATAATTAAATAAAAAAATATAGGAGCGTGATAATATGCAAGAAAAAGCACGGAAAATTGTAATGGATTATTTTAATAAACATGTTGATGTAACTGACCATAAACAACTTACAATGGATGATGTATTTGTTGTATGGTGGTGTAAAACTTTACAGAACTGGAAAGCGTTAGTATCTACCACTGTTTCTGACGGTATGTACTACGAAGTTACGCACAACGGTGATAAGAACGAAACTTACGTTGACGTATATAAGAAGTGGGAAAATTACACAGTAAAAGATTAGGAGTGGATAACTATGAAATACCGTAAGAAACCACCTGTAGTTGATGCGTATCAGACTAAAAGAGAGCGTTGTTGCCACTCGCATAGAGGCGATATATTTGCACAACCTGGGGATTATGTAATTACTACGATTGATGGAGAAGAATTTCGTTGCAGGCCTGATATTTTTGAAAAAATGTACGAACCGGTTGAAGACGATGGAATGACTATTGGACAAGCTATCGAAGCAATAAAGAAAGGCAAACGTTGTGCAAGAAAATGCTGGAACGGTAAGAGTCAATATATTGAACTGGTTAAAAATGTAAGTTACGTTAATTCTAACGGCGAAACAGTTAGGATTAATGTAAATAATGAAACAATGGGAAATAAAGCTATAGCTTTTGTTGGTATATCGGGTGTGCAGCTTGGATGGCTTGCGTCACAGGCTGATTTACTTTCTGAGGATTGGTATATTGTTGAATAATATGAAAAAGTATGAGAAGGACAAATAAACACCAAATAAACAGAGTGTCTTTTATCGGCATGACAGGCGGAGTGAATATATCACAGGCACCTGAACAAATAGCCGATACAGAGATGCAACAAGCACAAAATTTTATATATGCGATAGACAGCAAACGACTAAAAGGGCGTGGCGGACTAGGATTACTAAACACGACGGACGAAACAATTCGTGACATGTGGTATGACGTAGACACCAACGTCCTTTTATTATTCACAACGACATTCAAGGTATATCGGTATGTTATGGGGCAGACACCCATATATATAGGTAAGCTAAACGGAAGTTATTCGCCAATGTGTGCAAAATTCATGGATAAGATATGGATAGCAAGTGGTGGAAAATTGCAGTATTACGACTATACGCAGAATGCAGAACTACAAACGGTTGGTGATTCGCCGACCTGTTCCATGGTATTTCAGCGATTTTCACGCATAGCGGTATCACAAGACGGCACAAACGGTTTTTATTTGTCGTCTGTTGGTGATGGCACGGAATGGGCAGAGGATACCAATAGGGCAGATAAGGAACAATGGTTAGATGTTGGATATGGTGACAGTGGTACAATTACGGCTATTGTTCCGCTTGCGACTGATATTATCTTTATCAAGTCAAATGGCAAGATATATCAGCTGAGCGGCGATGCAGACCCGAACGACTGGCAAGTAACAGAAATAGCCAATGGCACCGACCCTGCTGGAACGAATTGTGCTGTAAACATCGGTAATTCCGTCGTATTCTTGTCTATACGTGGCTTGAAGTCACTAGCAGCAGTTATGGAGTATGGCAATATTGCAACCGCTGATATAGGCGATAAATTCAACGGTTTAATTACAGAGAACATGTATGAACCAAGATTTTATCACTTGCAACGGCATAGTTTATTGCTGATACGACCAACTAGCGATTATAGCTATTTTGTAGCGTATAACTATCAGCTAGGGAGTGCAACAACGCTTAAATTCAATATGGATATAGACGCTATATGTGAAACGAACGATGACATATTGGTATCGAGTGAAAATAAGATATATCAGTGGGATGATAGATACACAGATGATGACGGCAAAAAGATAGAGTATGTGTTACAGCCCAAAGCGACCATGGGTATGGAACAGATGCTCATGAAGGCAATAGATACTAAATTTTCGTCAGACTATTCCGGCAAGGCAACTGTTCAAGAAGGTACCTTGAAAGTATCTGTACCAACTGATACAAGAAACAAAATCAAGTGTAATCACTCAACGGACTATATGGATATAACAATTACATCCAATGATAGGTTTATCGTAGACCACATTATGGTAGAGGTGGCAGATTTATGAGAAAAGAATTGTTAGGATGGATACATGAATACGAAGAAAAGACGAAAGAGAAATTCTATGTATTACCCGAATTTACATTATGGTATATCCCTGAGAGAGGATTTTGCCAATGGCGGGCAATGGATAAAGAAAAGACTATTCTTTGCTGGAACCTTTGCCATGATGCCAAGTTTTGGCGTGATGCGTTAGAGTGTGTGGCATTGCAGTGGGGATATGACCGTATTATGACAACCTGCATATTACCCATTAAGGCATATATACGTTATTGGGGATGGGAAATTATGCAGACATTTAAAAAAGACGGAATGTACCGGTATATATGTAAAGATAAGCAAGACAGGGAAGTAGTTATCACACCGAAAAGCGTAAACGAAGACGGTACCGTAAATTATTTTGTTACAAATGAATTACGGCGAAAATACAAGCCGTGGAAAAATTACGATGAAAGGGCGTGATTAAATGGGTAAAAAGTTTGTAGACCATGGGAAATACATAGAATTAATATTAACAGGAATTTGTTTACGTGATAAGTTATACGCCACATTAGAAAAAAATATAAACCAAATAGCCGCGATAGAAAAATCTATAAAAACGGGGGTGATTTGATGTCAAAAAAAGGTGGTGGCAGCCACACAACAACTTACACACCAAGCCCAGAAGAGAGAGCGTTACAAAACGAAGAATTACAATATATACGTCAAATCAAACCAAATGCGTTTAAATTAAATGATGTAGCAGGTAACCTGCTATATAATTCATTAGGCGATACGAAAGTAGACTATAATCAGCTAATGAATGATGCAATTAATCAAGTTAAATGGGGACAACAGGGAATACGCAACTTAGTTGCCGGCAACATTCCATCCAACTATCAAACGGCAATGGAAAACAGCATTAAGAGCGGCGTACAAAACAGCATGGGTAATTTACTCAGTGATTTAGGAAACCGTGGTGTAGTCAATTCGAGTGTGATGGATACGGGACTGAAAGGTATTAGTGACAGTGCTTCAAATGCAATGGCACAGAATTGGAGTAATACCGTAAGCCAGTTACAGTCATTGTATGGCAGTGGCATCGATGCAGCTGGTCAAGGCACGGCAAATGCGGCAGCAGCACAGGAAGCAGCACAGCAGCCTGCACTTAATTTATGGAATGCGTCGCTAGGATTAAACGGTGCTACAACAGGAGCATTATCAGCTATTGGCGGTAAAGGCACAACGACAACATCTACAAGTGGCGGCGGTGGCTTGTTCGGTGGTATCCTTACCGGGCTGGCTAGTACCGCCTCTATTTTCTGTTTTGCGCCAGAAACAAAGGTACGACTGGCGGACGGATCCGACGTTCCGATTACCGACGTCAAAGTTGGGGATAAAGTGCTTTGTCCGCATGAAGATGGCACGGAATCTGAAGAAACCGTCCTGCATACCCTGGAACCTCGCTATAGCGACGTATGGAACCTCGTATGCAAAGATGGTGTAGACGATCATTATGTCATGGCTACCTTGACACAACCGCTTCTTACGGAGGATAACGGATTTGTCGAAATCAGTGATATGACACTGGGAACGAACCTCAAAGGCTGCGGTAAAATCGTTAATATGGTATACGCCGGCGAACGCAAGGTATACGACCTGCATGTTTCCAGGGACAATAATTACTATGCAGACGGCTTCATTGCTAAAGGTGGCAGTACCGACAATTGGGTAAAGGAGGGTAACTAATGGCAAAATCGAAATATAACTATATCGAAGACAATATCAGCCAGAACTATGCGCCCCGGCAGTATTCCGCCCCGTTTACCACGCAGACATTACCACAGCTGAACTTTGCACAGTACGCGTTCCAGGACCCGCGGTTTGCTCTTGGGATGCTCATCGGCAACGCCGTCGGCGCGAACATTCTGAACCGCAAGCAGAAGGAAGCCGACCAGATGCTTTTCAGACAGGATAACCCGGTATCCATGCCGGACAATGTGCCATTGTATGATACCGGCTCGACCCCCACCTTGGCAGACGGCAAGACAGCCGCCGTCGGTAATGCGTATAGCGGTTTTGGTGCGAACCCCGCGCAGGTATCGGATAACTTCCTGGCGAACCTGCAAGGCGTGAACGGCCGCTTGAATTACAATACCGATACCGGCGCCATCAACTACCAGACGCCGACCTTCCTGCCGTCGATGTACGCAGAAAATAACCTTGGGAAATATTACCCAACGGCAACCGACGCAGACGGTAACATGATTGGCAATATCTCGTTCGCAGACTACCTCAATAACCAGAGTAAGGCGGGGCAGGGGCAGGGCCTCTTTGACTTCAATGCCTTGCAGAAAATGGCCGCTGATGACGTAGCAAAGGCCGCCGCGAAGAATCCGCAGGCGACCGTAGCGCAGAACATGGGCGTCCTGCCGACCGCTAACGTCGATGTACCGTCTAAATCCAATAGCTACATCCCGGCCATCACCGGCAGGTTAGGCAATCCGATTAACGGCAGTCTGAGCATGAGTGGCTTTAACTTGAACAGTAACGACCCGAATAGCAAATTCTATACATGGAATTTAAAAAGCGATGGTGACGTCGCCGACGCGTCGCCCGCTACAATCCCGTCGGCACAGACCACAGTACCCGGCATGATCGCGCCGGGTAACGTGGATACTCGTAACGGCCTTCCGAAAGTACGCGCCGTAGAAATCGACGGCAAGCACTATATCCTGCCAGCCACAGGGGCAGACGGGAAGATACTCGACGAAGACCAGACGGCGTATAACTTCTATGAAACGGGGAATACGTTAGGCGTGTTTGATAATAAGAAGGACGCGAAGAAGTACGCCGACCAAATCAATAAGGATGCAGGCAGTAACCCGGTACCGGCCGTCCATGCCATGGAAGCACAGCCCCTCGATGAACCGCCGATTAAGGATGTGCAACCTATCCAGCCCGTGGATAATCAGCCGATTAAGCCTGTCGATAATCAGCCTATCAAGGCAGAACCGGCGCCGATACAGCCCGTAGAAGGACCGATTCAGCCCGTGGATGCAACGACGCAGGCCGATGCACAACCGGCCACACAGGCCAATGCACAGGCGGACACACAGGCCCCACAGGCTAGTGTTACTATCACACCGGGCCAGCAGGCGAACGCTACCCAGCCAACATCCACACAGACCACAAGCACCGATACCGGCATATTCCCAAACGACCCGCAGAAATTAATGGACCGGCTCTTCCCTGGCGAAACGCAGATTGACAATCCGCACTATAAGGAACTGCTTGACCAATACAACAAGGAAACTGACCCGACGAAGAAACAGGCACTCATGGATAAGCTCAACAATACCCCGGCGTATATGCTCCGTAGCGATAATCCCTATTACATGGCCACTAAGACTTTGTATGATAATGAAAAGGACGCAAACAAGAAGAAGGAATGGCAGGCCGCATTGGATAACCTGCCACGGTATAATATCCGCCCGTTCGACCAGGTAGGGCAAAGCCTTGAAACGGATATGAATGGCGGCCACCCGAAACATATAAACGCACAAAAGAACGAGTCTGACTTTGTCCATTGGGCCATCCAGCACGACATGCCGATTGATGTCGTGAACTCGACGCTTGAACGGTATAGACCTGTATGGCAAGCCGAAGAGAAGCAGTACAATGACTATCAGACCAGCGCATTGTATCCGTTGTATTACCAGGCCGCCATGAATGGCCAGTATGATACCGCAGCCACGATTGCCCAGAGCATGTCCCAGTATAACCCGCAACTGTCGGCACAGATGCTGGCAACCCTGCCGAACGGCTTGAACTACTACGCAACGGCTGACGCGAAAGAACGGGCGGCCACGGCACAGCAGAATAAAGTATATAACATGGGCTTGCAAAATAAATATACCCTTGGTCAAATCGTAACGCGCGGCAAGATTGCTGACAGTCAGTTGAAGGAACGGCTAAAACACGACACCTGGAAAACTAATGTAACTATCGCCGAAAAAGCCCGTGAAAATGACAATAATAACCGAACGAAGTTTATAACTAGTAAATACGGGCCTAACGGCTCCGGCAAAAGCAGCTCCGGCGGTGGTTCTGGAGATATTAAACTTTCCGATGCTAAAAGCGTCATTGAATTGCATAATAAATGGGTAAGCGACCATAAAGGCGATGACGATTACCAAGAATCAAATAGCCCGTATTACAATGCATATCAAGACGCTATTCAAGTCATTAATAATAAATTCGGTGAAGGGCTAAAAGAACCGGATTCAGAAGAAAACGCTTGGCATAATGCCACGGCCCTTCTTGAACAAAATGCGAAGATGGGCAATAAGTATAGCATGTTTGAAATGGAAGATATTATTAAACAAAAATGTGGGGATTGGGCTGACCAAATTAACCAGATATTAGCAGACGGCGGAGGAGACATTTCCTTTGCTACCTATGGTTTGCACCCAGATTATGAATAGGAGGTAAATATGGCACTCAACTATCTCGATAAAGCCGCTTGGGACGCTGGCGTATATAAAGATAAGGGTAATGATGACGACACGCAACAGGATACTTCTTCTGAGGATTCCGGATATTCGGCGTCTGGCATATTGAGCGCCGCTAAAAATTTCCTCAAACACCCATTCCAGGGCATGGGTACTGTCATTGCACCTAATTACACCCCTCGCCCCCTCGACGACAGCGTGTACTCGGATATTCCGGGTACACCCGTTGCCAGTGGGCAGTTCGGGGAACTGGAAGACGAAAGCGTCCGCGATGAACGCATGAAGGATTCTGCCGACTACATGGCGGCTAACTGGCCGCGTCTGTACGGCGGATTCGTTGCGGCAGACGAAGGCCTGGCTAACGTCGTCGGTGGTATCCAGAACGCCGTTGGCGGCGGCAATGATATCTTGAATAACGTACAGCGCGCCGAAGAAGGGATGCAGGATTATCGCGAACAGTGGAACAACGAGTACGGCGACAGCTATTTCCTAAACCCGAATAAGTTTGCTACGGACGTTGGCTCCGGTATCGGCTCGACCGTGCCTATCATGGCACTGTCGGCCCTCATGCCGGGCGCCGCCGTCGCAGGTGGCACACGTGCCTTGACGTCGGCTTTATCCCGTGCAGGGTTAGGCCGTCTTGCTATGTCGAAAGCCGGGCAGGCCCTCATTGCAGATACTGTCCGTTCGATACCTACATCAAACTTAGCAGACTCCCTGTCTGAATACGGGACCGTCGTTAATGACATGATGCAGAACGGTATGAGTGAAGATGAAGCACGGCGCCGGGCTATCCCGATGTTCTTCAAGAACATGGCCCTCGATACCTTCACGGTACCTCTTGAATTAGGCGTCATGAAAGGCGGTAAGGGGATTGCGACCGGACTGTTAGGCCGTAGTGCCGGGGAAGGCATGGCAAAAAGTATCGCCAAAGGCGCGGCCCGTACCGGCATGTTGGCAGGGGCCAGCGGCCTTACGGAAGGCTACCAGGAAGGCGCCCAGAACGCCCTGGAAAATGACGTGGAAAGCAACCGCGACGGCGGGTGGTACAATCCCTTTACCTGGACTAAGGAAGATTGGGAAGCGGCCCGCGGCGGTTTTGTCGGCGGCGCTTTGATGGGCGTCCCTGGCAACGTGGCGGCCGGCTTCCATCCCGAAGCAAGACAAGCCCCACTTAGTGCGGAATCCCAGGAACAGGCACAGAGCATCAAGGATACACTCAGTCACGGCAAACCGAAGGGCATGAGCAACGCCGCGTATAATGCCTATATCGAATTAGCCAATAGCGGGAACCCCGACCTCATCAAGCAGGCCGCGTCGTCGCTTGAATCGTTCCAGCAATCGCAAGAAGGCTCCCAGGAAAGCACGGATGACGCCGCCACAGAAGCTTATAAGGATTATGAAACCTATGACCAGAAGCAGGAAATCGAAAACTTCCTCAACAATAATACGGTTGAGCAAATCGGCGGCGAAAAGAATTTTAACTGGCTCATGGGGGTATTGCGTAACGGCACGCCGGAAGAAGTGCAGCATGCGTATGATACCGTTATTGCGGCTGAAAAGGCCACGGCCGAACAGGAAGCCAAGAACCGCCCGGCAAGTGGCGGCGGAAGCATGTCGCCGAATACCGGCAATGCCATGGTTAATATTGTTATCCAGGCGGCTAATGATTCCGGCGTAGAACCACGTCTAGGCCTGGCTATTGCCGCCCGTGAAAGCGGCGGGGATGACGTCAATGCCATTTCCATGCCAGAACCTCATGACGGCATTTATGGTATCATGCAGGCCCAGGAGGAAACCGTTTCCAATATGGGCCTTGACTCCCAGTATCCAGACTGGAAGACGGACCCCTATCAGAACGCCATGGTAGGTATGGCAATCCTAAAGGCTAAAATAGATGGTGAAAACGGCGACGTATGGGCTGGCGTCCGCGATTACAACGGGGCCGGTGAAGAAGCGGAACAGTATCGCCAGTTGGTCAAGAACAACTATGATAACATGGGTGATGTTGGTGGCGGTGGTAGTGGCAATGTAGAAGCTCCCAGTGAAGCGTTCTATGATTTGAGCGAAGCCATGAACCCGCAGGTAGACGGCATGGATCCAAACACCATGGCGAAAATGAATCTCCTGGCCCGCGACTTCTATCAGAAGTACGGCCATCGCCTGTTAGTTACGTCCTTGAAACGTAACGGTGACGGCTCTTCCTATCATGACGAAGGACACGCCTTTGACTTCTCGGACGACTTTCTAGAACAGAACCCGGACGCCCGCGACTGGCTCGTCCAGCAAGGGGAAAAGTACGGCCTCAAAGGGCTGGACGAATTCTCTCATCCTGTCGCAACGACTGACGGAGGTAACGTCCACTTTACCGACCATGGCGGCCCGGTCCCTGGCGGTGCATCCGGCGGCGTATCGAGTAAAGTTGCCGGCGATAATGGGCCGTTTGAACGTGAATTAGACCAGGCCGCGCAGGAAGCCAAAAGCGACATGGACAAGATTCAAGCTCAAAGCGACCAGGCCATGAATGAAATCATGAACGACGACTCCGCCGAAAAGACGGCGCAGGACGCCCAGCAGGACGCAGAGAACGCCCAGAAGCAGGCTGATATCGGTAATAACCAGACCGAAACGACGCAGACGCAAGGTGATAATACCACGGATGTTAACCAGGTATTGGGTGCTTTGGGCATTACACAAGATGACCTTGCCAGGGCGGCCGCGCAGAATATCATTGGTAAGTTAGACGATAACATCGACCCGAACGACCCTAAATCTATAGACAAGGCAATACGTCAGGCTATATCTGCTATGACACCAGATGAGGTTAGGGGAATCGTAAATCAAGCTAAAGGCCAGCAAAAAGCGCCGTCCGCTACACCCGTACCCAAGGCCCAGCAACAGACGCCACACGCCCGTTTAGGCCGTATTTTATCCACCTATGACCGCAAGGACCCGAAGTTCAAGGAATACATGAACACCTTCCGTAACGGCACGGAGCAGGAACAGAAGAAGCTGGCCGACGATTTACAGACGACGCAGGAACTGGAACGGGCTAATTCCTTGAAGGGCAATCCGCTTACGACTCAGCAAGACCAGAACGCGCCTCAAAACGCCCCTCAGCAAGCCGTAGAATCTCCCAAACAGCCCGAACAGGTGAATGCACCTGTACAGGTGAAAGAAAGCCTTGAAACGCAAAAGAAGCGCAAAATCTACCTTGCGAAGAAACAGAAGCTCATGGAACGGGTCCCGGCTGGCAAAACGGTCAAGGTACATGCCAGTACGAATGACGCCGGATTCGATGCGACGTATAAGATTGTCCCGGCCGGTGATATTACTGCCAGCCACGACATGAATTACGCCGTGAACGACCTCTACCCGGCAGAATATCAGCCGCGCGACCGTAACCGTCCTCAGATGCGCGGACAGGTGGAAAAGATGACGAAGGGCATGAAGCCGGAACTGCTGGCAGAAAGCCAGTTCGTCAACGAAGGCGCACCCGTTGTCAACAACAGCGGCGTCGTCCTTAACGGCAACGGCCGTGTCATGGCTGTCCAGAAGGCCTATAAAGGACTTACGGACGCACACAAGAAGAGTGCCAAGGCCTATAAGGACTATCTCGTTTCCATCGCTCCGTCGTTAGGTATTGCCCCGGAAAAGGTACAGAGCATGGACCATCCTGTATTGGTACGGCAGGCGGCCGACGACGCCGATACCAGCGCTATCATCAACAGCACCGAAGGCGGCGCGAAGTTGGGCGGCGCAGAACAGGCGAAGGCTGATGCGGATAGACTGAAACTGTCCACATTAGAACGATTCGCCGATAACGGCACGGGCGAATTCATGAACCCCTCGAACCGTGAATTCAGAAGGGCCGCCGCAAGTGATGTATTCAGCGATGCAGAAGGCAACTCCGTATTCAATGATAAGGGCGATTTGTCGCCGACAGGGGCGTTTAGAATCCGCAACGCTATCTTTGCCAAGGCCTATAACGATAACTACCTCTTGACTCAGCTCAGCGAAGCGACGGATAATAACAGCAAGAACATTATGAACGCCATGATTGCTGCCGCGCCGGAAGTCGCCAAGGTCAACGAAGGTATCAAGAACGGCACCTTGTATCCCGATTATGATATTTCCGACGTCATCACGAAGACGGCCAAGACTATCATGTCGCTCCGTAATGAAGGCAAACCGCTGTCCTTCCACTTGCAGGAAACGGACCTGTTCTCGCAAGGGGAATCGGAGGCCGAACGACTCGTACTTGAATTCATCGAACGCAATAAATTCAAGAGCCGGACCATTGCCGATATGTACAAAGGGGCTTGCGACCGTATCTTTGCCGTCGGCAGTCCGAAACAATCCAAGCTGTTCGACAGTAAGGAAGCGCCGCGTATCAGCCTTGAAAACATCATCTCGAACGCCATCCAGGAGGTAGAACATGGACAATCGTTATTCGACACCACAGAAGAAAAGCCAGCCGAAAAAACTGTATCCGAAGTACCAGATAATCGACAGGCCGAACCCGCCGGGAGTGGACGCGTACATCAACAAGAAGCTGGCAGAGTACAGAGCCAAGAAAAAGAAGGGAATGAAGTAGATGAAAAGAGCAAGCAAAGTGACCATGTCGACGCCGAACCTCAGCAAACTGAAAGTAAAGACAAGGAAAGCACCCATGCCGAAGAAGGTTCCCAAGGTGACGTACAAGAAGAAGTAAGTAAATTCCATAATGTACTGGATGACGAAAAATCAACGCCTAAACAGATTATAGACGCTTATAAAAGTGTCGTTGATAAAGTCATCGCAAATGCCAACGGAAGCCGTAAAAACGCCAAAATAGGTGATAAAATCGTAACCGACGAATACCAGTCTTTGACTAATTCCAAGCATTGGGGCGCATTCATGAACGAAGACGGCGGACGGAACTGGCACGAAGTCGCTACCATCAATGCCGACGCACATAAGACATTGCGTGCTATCATCAAGACTGCCGGGAAAGAAACAGCTCCTAAAGCGGAACAGTCGAAAGAAACGAAGCCGGCGGAACAGCCCAAAGAAAAAGCCGGATTCACTGACGATGAAATCAAGACTCTCACGGATAGAGGCTTCAATCGCTGGACGAAGAAACTGTCTAATGGCAAGGTGATGGACCGTCTCTATATTAAACCGGAATATTTAGGGCTTGAACTTACCCGGTACAAATCCGGCAACATTTCATCTGCAAAATTCAACGGTGAAACAATCAGCAACTCAGAAGCAAGGCGTATAGAAGGTACGAAATGCTATGTAGACGTTGCAACAAAAGAAGTCGTATGTGACAGGGATGACCTGAAACAGGCGGCACAAGAAGTCGTTGACGATGCGTTGTCAAAAGAAAAATCCCAAGTCTTCGCACAAACAGAAACAAAAAAAGCCGCCCCAAAGGACGACGTTGTTGTTACTGGCGATGAATTTGGTGAATATAAAGACCTAAAAGAATTACGAGATAAAGCCAAAGCTTATTACAAAAAACATTTACAAGGAACCTATGTACAGAATCCCATATTGGGAACTATTCAATTAGAAAGTAATCGCGTTGATTTTACTCGTTCTGGGATGGGCAAAATGGTGGCCACCAGTGCCAAAGAACATAAATTGCTTTTAGTGGCACATTTAAAAGAATTGATTGAAAATGCCGATTCTGTCACAACCAATGGGAATGTAAAGAACAAAAGAAACGCTTCATCCTACTCTTATTTGCATTCAACAGCAATTATTGAAGGGAAGAAGCAAAATGTCATCATTACTATTTTTACTGATGTAAACGGTAATAAGTATTACAATCATACCTTGCCAGATGAAGAAGGTACTAATAAAAAAGAAGCCCTATCAGTACCTCCGGCGCAAGCTACCAAAAATAGTAACGGCATTCCGGCCATAGATAGGGCTCCTTCTACCTCAATTATATCTCAAAAGGCAGAAAAAGGGAATAATGTAGACGAGTTGCGCAATCAATTAAGTGGTGGCGGTAAACAAGCTTATGATTATGCTATTGACAAATTGTCGAAGGGGAATGAGAAGGTAGCACAATCTGCTAAAGAAAGTGCCTTTATCTATGCACGCATGGCGGAACGCTGGTCTGAAATCATGCATGAGTACGGTAATAAAACATATTCTCCGGAAGATTACACAAAATCACATCCTATTGTCATAAGCAAACAAACCGGCGACGCCCAACTGGAACAGGTATTTGAGCAACGGGCATGGCATGGAAGCGGTATAGATTTTGATAATTTTGATTTAGGGAAAATCGGCAGTGGCACCGGAGCGAGTATGCACGGCTGGGGGATTTATGCCGCAAAAAGCAAGCGGACTGCACAAAAATATAAGAAGGAAATGAAAGACCGTGGCCTTCCGTCTGTCTTATATGAAATCGATGTTCCGGCCAACAAAGAATTGCTAGATGAAGATAAGCGCTACAAAGACCAGATGAAAGGCGTTCAAACTAAGATTCTCAAGGCAGTGCAATCCTTGTCCGTGGAACAGAAACAAGCCTTCTGGACAAAATGGTTGCGCCAAGCTATGGGTAGTACTAAAGATGAAATCCAAGCAGAAACAGCCTTGCGGAAAGTGGAATTAAACATAAAGCATTGCCACGACGCTAGTCTGGGATGGGAAGGGCTTCCGGCGTTTAGAAAGCGGATTGCCTTAGACAGTCTAAAAAAACAAGGCTACACCGACGAACAGATAAACGATACTTCCTACATGAAATCAGAAAGTAAAAGGTGGGAAAAAGAACTTCCAGAAGCAAAGCAACAGGCCAAAGAGTCTAAAGGGGCTGGCGATAAGAAACGGAATCAGTTAATAGAAGCGGCTATGGAAAACCCGGAAGTCACATTGGAAAAAGGCATTGGGACAGGTAAAGAAATCTATAATTATTTGACTGATGCATTATCAGATGGGAAAGACATAGAAAAAACGTCGAAATATTTAAATGAACAAGGAATTCACGGTATTACCTATGATGATGCTTACGATGGCCGATGCTATGTCGTATTTGATGACAAAGCCATTCAGATCATTAACAAATATAATCAAGATGTTCATAATGCCAAAGCTGCCTATGACGCAAGTACCGGAGCTATCAGACTGTTTGATATTGCGGACCAGTCGTCTTTTATTCATGAATCTGCTCATATGTTCCTGTCTGACATGGAAAGACTAGCGCGAAAAAAAGGTGCTCCTGCCGGATTGGTTAGCGACTTACAAACCGTCAAGGACTGGGCCGGATACAAGCCGGGACAGATGAATGGATACAAAGATACGGCCCTTGAAAAAGAATTCCAGGAATATGCCGACGCTATACGGGAAGCAAAGAAAACTGGCGATGTCGTAGCAATTAAATCGGCGGAAGCACGCTGGATACACGAACGGTTTGCCAGAGGGTTTGAACGCTATATTGCTGAGGGTAAAGCCCCCAATGAATCGCTGAAAAACGTGTTTGAAAAGTTCAAAGAGTGGATGGTTAGTATCTATCATGATTTGAAGAATTTAGGAAAGAAACCGCCTAAAGAAATTCAAGATGTCATGGCACGAATGATTACACCGGAAGTAAATACTAAATATTCAGTGCGAGAAGCAAATGGCCAGTTAACCCGCCCCAAGGAAGACTTGAAAGCGGAAATCAAAGAAGCGTTCCCGAACGCCAAGGAAATCAAGGACGAAGGCGACCGCATGACCTTCACCATGCCGAACGGTTCCCATATCATCGTCGACGTGAAGAATGAAATCCTCTTGACGGACGAAGAACTGGCGCAGGCGAAGAAAGACCACCATATCGACGATAACGGCAACGTCGTCGTCGAAGGCTACGCACAGCTCCATGGTAAAGACGCTTATATGGCCCTCTCGCAGGGTAGCCGTGAAAACACGGGATTCCATGAAGCCTACCACCTCGCAGAAGGCGCCGTCTTGACGGACCGTGAAAAGGCCGCTATTAAGAAGGCTATCCCGGACGCCGAAAAGCGCGCCGACAAGTACGCTGAATGGGTAGAAGCTCGTAAGCACGGCCGCGGCACGCTGTTTGGTAAGTTGTTCCGTAAGATACAAGATTTTGCAAAGAAAATGCAGTCTATTCTTACACGCACCGAAAACGTACATAATGTATTCCGCAAGATTGAAAGTGGTGAAGTATGGAACCGTGAAGCAAGTAATTCTCGTAAAAACAGTGCTAGTATTACTAATTCCCATCTTGTTGGGCAAGACCGTATTAAGGTTATTGATGTGTCGAATGAACGAAAGGTTAATATTAACAATAATAAAGAAAAAGTAAAAATCGCAAAATCGTTAATTGGAAAATCATTTCAAATTTTTAAAAATAGCGGCGTTGGACGTATTGCATCTATTAGCGATGGAAAACATTTTGTTAATTCATCAAATAATCCCAAACGCAATAATATAACCCGCAGAAAATCGCTGTCAGTTGCTGAAAAAATATTAAGTAATGTTGTTTACGTAGAGAAACATCCGGACGTAAAACACGGAAGTTCTCAAGATTATATCGAACTTTTCACTGCTGTTAAAGATAGAAATCAGTTAGTTAGATTTAGAATTATTGCAAAAGAAGGGAATAATAATTCGGGGAGATATGTTATAAGTGATGCTAAATTTTATGACATAATAAAAGAAGGAACCGTACCCACCAGTACGTCAAATGACGCACAGAGGATGGCAAGCCATAAAGGCTTGTCTGTTGTTAAACAACAGAATACGATTCCTAATAGTGTTAGCATATCAGAATTATTGGCTGGCGTCAATGACAGGAAAGGAAAACCTTATGTTAATCCTGATGGTACCTTGAATTATGAGTTTGGAGTCTTGAAATCATTGCCAATGGGTAAAGCAAGTTTACGTGAAGAAAAAACGCCGCTTAATCCTAAAGAAAGAGAACAAGAACAGCGCAAGGAAGATATACTGAAAGCTATAAATGAAATAGTCCCCGTATACACCAAATCGGACGTAAAGAAAAATGCCGTAACTGAAACGTACTATGATAGACGGCAAAAAGCGGGCTTTGTAAAGACCCCTACAATCCGTGAATACGGAAGAATTTTAGCACTCAACCTTGACCAACAGTTGAAACTCAAGAACAACATGGAACTCACTACAAACGTTAAGCAGGAACTGGAAAAGAACCAATCTTATGCGGCGTTGATGGGCGATAAAATTAAAGATATGACACCTGCACAGGCACGTGCAGAGGGCGTATCTATCTTTGGCTCGCTGTATTTTAATGGTAACGAAGAAGCCGCCGCCGCACGCTTCCCTAAATACTATGAAGCCTTTAAAAATGATTTGAAAGAAAATAAAGAACTGAACGATAAAGTAAATCACATTACCGAAATGATTAGTGATTACAAAGCGCAGAATCCAGTGCTTAGAGCTAACAGCGGTATGCAAATGCACGATGAAAGTCAAAAGAAAACGACTAAAGGAAAGATAAACGCTATTCTTGATAATGTGTATGCCGAAATGGTTGATGAACTAGACCCATTGACAAAGATAACCAAACTGGCAGAAAAAGAAGCGCAACAAAAGCTGTTATACAAATATGATGTACATAAACAGGCACTTATGGCGCAAGGGAACGCACAGTCTAAAGCAAATCTTCTCTTAAATAGTGGCAAAGATAAAGAAGAAGCAATAAACGCATTGAATGATAAAGATATGTTTAACGGTGCCATTCAGTATAAAGTCAATATGAATGATATTATGGATGCTATTAAAAACGTACCGCAGGAAGAACTTGAAAAAATCGGCGTAGACGATGCACGACAGGGACTAGCAAAATACTTAATCGCTATGCGTACAAAAGAATTAAGTAATGCTCTTGACAACGATTATGTACGTCCTGACGGATTCGACGAAGAAGCATGTTACAATATTATTAAAAATGCACCAGAAAGCATAAAAACAGCCGCTAAAATGGTATGGGACTTTAATAAAAACATGATAAACATCATGCAACAGCAGGGGCTTATTAATAAAAAAGCTGCCGATACCATGAGAAAATATACCTACTATGTGCCGATGTATCACGACATGAGCGACATGCAGGATATTGATGATTTTATCGGTGCAGTAGGAAAAGGTGGCAGAGGATTCGTAGACATAAAGCCCAATATCTATGAAATCAAAGGTGGCAATGAACGTGCTATTATTGACCCAATCGAAAGCATGGTACGCATGACAGTAACGCTTCTTAACAAGTGCCAACGAAACAGGGTAGGGCAAACATTAGCACGCATTAACCAAGACTTTGAAGGAATGGGCAGCATTATAGCCAAAGACCCCACCTTGAAACACGAAGACCCTAAAAAATGTGCATTTTCCGTATATATAGGCGGTAAAAAGGTAATATATCGTACAACACCGGAAGTATATTCTATATTAACCGATGTTGATGAAAACGGGGCAAGTGTTCTTGAATCAATTTTAAAACCGTTTGCGTCGGCATTACGGCGTGGTGCCACTATTTCTCCACCGTTTATTGTTCGAAACTTTACTCGTGACACAGTAACCGCAGGCATTACAAGCCAAACGGGATTTATACCGTTTGTCGATAGTTTTAGAGGGATGTACAAACTTACAACCGATAAGCAGTTTAAAATGGATTACCTTGCAAGTGGTGCGTCCATGGGTACATTTATTCGTTCTGATGTACATGGCGCAAAAGATCTGTTAAGCGAAATAACCGGGGATAAATACAGCTCGTGGCCAAAAGGATTAAAGCAAATAGCTCAATTTATATCGGCAGTGTGGAACCATTACGATAAGTTCGCTAATCTCGTTGAAGACGGTACTCGTGCAGGTGAATTTATGCGTGCAAGAAAGAAAGGTATTAGTCTTGAAGAAGCTGGGTATCTTGCGAAAGAAGTAACGCTGAACTTTGGTAGACATGGGAAAGCAGGAAAGCACATAAACCGTGCTGTACCGTTCTTTAACGCCACAATTCAAGGCACGGATAAGTTTATACGTGCATTCAAGAAAAACCCTGCTAGAGCGTCTTTTATGACCGCAGTAACCATTATTTTACCGTCAATAATGGCGTGGGCATTAGCAAATGGCAGTGACGACGATTGGTATCAAGATCTTGATGCAAATACGAAATATACTAACTGGTGCTTTAAAATTGGTGATGCCCATATTCTAATACCAAAACCGCAGGAAGCAGGTATATTGTTTGGCAGCGGGGTAGAAGCTGTACTCAATCAAATGATGGGGAATGACCCGCAGGCAATGAAACAATGGGCAAGACAATATGTAGAAGCATTGCTTCCTAACATGTTCCCTACAATGATTGCACCTATAGTAGAATGGCAGACAAATTATAGTTTTTGGAAGGGAAGAGCCTTAGTAGGTAAAAGCTTACAGAATTTACCATCAGAATATCAGTACAATACATATACGAGTGAAATAGCAAAGGCACTGGGCGGTACTTGGCTTGCCAAATCATTAGATATATCGCCTATTGCAATTGATAATGCAATAAGCGGATATTTTGGTAGTGCAGGTCGGTTTATAGCCAACATGCTCAATTCGCCAGTTGACTATTTAAGAGATTCCAGCAGACCTGTTGAACCAGCTAAATACTGGTATGAAATGCCATTTGTCGGCTCGTTTGTCCGTAAGAATCATGAAAATTCTGAATATCAAAACAGATTCTATGATTTAGTAAGCGATATGACAGATGATTATAACCGCATGAAACATGATAATCCAAAAGCAAAACCGCCCAAAGGGTATAAAGAAATGAAAACCGCCAAGAAAACAGTTAGCAAGTTAAACAAAGAAATACAAGGGATTAAATCGGACACCAAAATGGGGCCGGAACAAAAATTGCAGCAGATAGAATTACGGCAGAATAAAATACGTCATTTCACAAAGAAATTCGTTACACAGTACGGCAGATAAGGAGAGATAACATGAAAACCTACCTGGCTAGAGCACCTTGCAACGGTGCTTTTCTACACAAATACTATAAGGTGGTGAACCATGGATATAGAAACAGAATTTATAAAAATGATTATAGGCACGTTAATCCCGGCAGTAGTCGGCTATATAATTGCGTGGTTTAGATTACGAAGAAGTGCAGCATTGCGGGCTGAAAGAGAATATAAGGCGATAAAAGACGGCATGCAAGCCATATTGCGTGACCGTCTTATTTATTACCATGGGCATTATATGGAAAAGGGATGTGCGCCAATATACGCACGAGAAAATTTCCTGCACATGTACCAAAGCTATAAAGAGTTAGGCGGCAATGGTATTATTGAAAACATTTATTCACAGTTCATGGCACTACCGACGGAGGAACAGTATGAAGAACGTACTAACTAAGATAAAAAGCAATATCGGTATAATTTGTATCGGGTTTGGATTATTCGCCGCCCTAGTTGTCCTGCTATCGTGGCTTATCGGATACTGGCTCAACGGCTTGTACGGCATGAAGTTTGATATAAACAGTTGCTGGCAGGGAATTAGCGCATGCGGCATGGGGCTTGTAGGGCTGATGAAATGGCTCGTTGACAGCACGAAAAACAGTCCAGCAGGCATGCCACCTAACTTTATAAAGAAAAATACATGCACTTGTTGTGATGCGAAAGGAGAAAAGCATGAAAGTAATTGACATATCATATTGGCAGTTAGGTATTGACTGGGACGAAGTAGTTGCAAGCGGTGTAGAAGGGGTAATTATTAAAATCACGGAAGGACAGAGCATAGAAGATTCCTTCTATGAACACGTGAATAATGCTAAAGAACACGGCTTGAAATGGGGCGTATATGCATTTTCCCATGCAAGTACACCAGAAGAAGCACGCATGGAAGGAAACGAAGTCGTTTACCTGTTAAATAAATTCGGTGAAAAACCGCCGCTTGGTGTATGGTTTGATTTTGAATCAAAAGAAAATTTAAATTGCTCAGACCCGACAGCAGTATGTAGTGCGTTCATATCTTTCTGTAATGCCAACGGATATGATACCGTGGGTGTATATGCTTCATTATCTACGCTAATTGACGTTGTAAGCGTTTATTCACTTGCAAGCTATGTTCCGTACTGGGTAGCACAATACAGCGATACATGCGATTTTAAAGAGTATTACCCTAACGCTAGACTTGCAGGCTGGCAGTACAGTGATCGCCAGTATATAGGCAATACAAACGTTGATATGAATGAGTGGTATTTATAATGGAGATAAAAAAATATGATAAAAAGAAAATTATCAGCTGCATTGTTGGTATGCTGCTTATCATTGCCGTTATTTACGGTATCAGCCGATACTACGACAGCAGAACAGCCGCAGACCATCACGATGCAGTACAGTCAGTACAACAGATTGAAAGATATAATCAATCAGCAAGAAATGACATTAACAACGCTCGAAGCAAAATTAAAAGTGCTGAATCAATCATCGACAGCGGACAAGCAGACGTTGACACAGCTAAACAACACGTTGGAACATTGCAACAATCAGCTGATAGCCGCCAAGAACGAATTGACGAATGCCAACAGCTCGTTGACGAAAGCAGAAGAAACATTGACGAAGCAAAACGAATCCTTGCAGATATTGAAAACACAGATAAAAGAACTCGAAAATAAAGAAAAGACACTACGAAGACAGCGTGACATGTACGGAGTTTTAGCAGGAAGCATATTGATATATTCGGCATTAAGATAATAAGTCGTGGCACGGTGGAACGTTCGCCGTGCCATTTTTTTATTCAGAAAGGAATTGGCATGAGAAAGGAAAATAAAATAGCAAGATACTGGTTAGACAATTTAACACGAACTAAATTCAAAGAAGTACTAAAAGAATTTAAGCTAAAGCCATGGCAAAGAGAATTAGTTATTTTGCGGCATATTCACGGATTCGATAACTACAGAATATCTATTGAAATGAATATGTGTAAAAAGAAAATATGTACGGAACTAAATAAAATATACGATAGAACATATAAAAGATACGCAAAGAAGTAATTTTTTATGCTCTTTGATGTCTTTTTGAATCATACATTTGTCCTACAATATAAGTAGGCTAAGGGCTGATGAGTGGCTTGCAATAGCCGTTTGTCAGCCTATTTTTTATATAAAAGAGGTGTAAATATGTATTACAACAATCCATATCAATACATGGCACAGCCCAATAGAACACCACCCGTACAAATGGTATCAAGCATAGCAGAAGTACAAGGCGCACGAATTGAATATGACGGCAACGTGAATGTATTCCTTTGTCCGGCCCAACAATGCATATACACAAAACAGATAGACTTTAATACAGGTGGCGCAAAGATACTTGTCTATAAACTACAGGATATGCAAACGCCACAATACGCCGATATGTCAGCGGTTAATTTATTAGCACAACGTGTATCTATGATTGAAAACTATTTGAAAGGCGGTAATGTAAATGTTCAATCCAATGATGCTCTTGCAACAAATGCAACACAGCCAAAACCCAATGATGCTACTGCAACAAGTAATGGGCAATAATCAACAGTTTGGATTCTTTGAAAGAATGGTAGGGGGAAAGAATCCGCAACAGCTGGAACAGATAGCACGGAATATGGCTAGGGAAAAAGGATTCGATTTAGAAGGATTTATGAAGCAAATGAAGCCTTAATTTTGGCTTTATGTATATTTTTTCCATTGATAAGGGGGAATTGTCATGATGGAAAACACAGGATTACAGGCGGTTTATGATGTAAACAACAACCGTAACTACGACAGCTGGGGCGGCAACGGCTCATGGTTTATGTGGCTTATCGCTATCTTTGCTATGATGTGGGGTGGCGGCGGTTTTGGCGGCTGGGGGAACAATAACGGCTTAAACCAAGTCACCAATGACTTCTTGTATACGAACCTTAACGGACGTATTAACGATGGCTTTGCAAGCACTACGCAGCAGAATTTTGACGCACAAAAGGGTACATGGCAACAGGCACAGGCGTTACAACAGCAGTTATGCAATAATGCTATGCAACAGCAACAGAACACGCAGGATTTATTGATGCAGGGAACGGCAAATGGTTATGTTGCACAGAACAACACAAAAGATTTATTAATGGCAATGAATGATAATCGTTTTGCTAGTCAGCAGTGTTGCTGCGAAACGCAAAAAGCAATAGCCGCTGTACAGGCTGAAAATTACCGCAATACATGTGAAATCACAACAGCCTTGCATGCAGAGGGGGAAGCAACAAGAGCGTTGATTACACAGAATACTATGCAGGAATTGCGTGATAGACTGGCAGATCGTGACCGTGACTTGCAGACAGCCAATTTCCATCTTAGCCAGCAAGCACAGAACGCAACACTTATTAGTCAGTTAAGACCATTCCCACAGCCTGCATATATTACGGCAAGCCCGTACCAGTCCGTGAATAGCGGCTGTTGCGGATATACGAATGGTTGTGCATAAAACATTTTCGCAACATCACGAAAATGGTACAGTGTATGTCTACACGTTTAGGGGCGGCGTAGACCGTCCCTATTTATTTAAGGGGGGGAATATATATGAGATGCTATAAAAAATCATCTGTAATGGCAATAAACACAACTGAACAAGCAGTAGCAGCTAATGGTATTGTAAGTTTGGCCACAGGTAAAAAGACCGGATGCAGTATCGGGTATGTATCCGGCAGTAATGCGGTATCGCTGAATTTTGCTTGACATTTATTTCCAAATGAAATATAATATAAACATCAAATGAATACAGAAACCGCCGTGAAGATGCGGCGGAGCTAGTGCAACTAGAATGTCGTGAGAAATGCCGTCACT